TTGATTGTTATTGTACTGATATAAGACTGCATGATGACTGTATATGTTCTTTTGTGTGTATAGTGTAAAAAATGACCAAAAAAATGCCACGATAAAAACTTTTATCATTTAATTGCAAAGCGCAATGATACCAATGAGTTACACAAATAACAGTTATGCAACTCACAAATAACAGTCATTCACAAGTACTTGAAATAATTGAAGAAAAATTTTTCAAAAAGGGGCTTGCCAACGGAAGAAAAAAGTAGTCTAATCCATATCAGGCAATGGCTATTAGATAGTAACTCTTAAACCCAAGGAACTGACAATGGAACGCACTTTTGACCGCTACGAAATGCTTGTGACTATAATTGCAAACAATGCTAAAACAACTGTCACCTTTTATTGCTGGAATGATGAACTTAACAAGCGTATCGATGAAATATGCAGCAAACGTGGCTACTACTTTGACGCTATTATGAAAATGGTAGATTAAGTCTTTATCTTTTACCGTAGCGCCCATGAAGATGTCTTTTGTGGGCGCAATCGGCAAAGGATAGTATAGTCAAAAACAATGTAACTTTGACAACTGTAGAGAGGTACAGACGATGACTGACTATGATGTCTCCCGCGTGAAGGCTATGTTTAGCACTATTGAACGCGCCAAAGCAGTAAGCAATAACATCGTACTGGACGCGAGTTTGATAGATGTGAACCGCATTTATCCTTGCACCTTGCGGACAGATGACCGCAAAAGATTGATGGAACTCTATAAAGGGCAGGTTCCGGGGCTTTCTGGTAAGCAATATAAGAGTCTCGCAGATGACGTAATAAAGCGTTACGTTGCCGCGCTGATTGTTGAAACAAAGGAACTTGAGGGCATTACGCAATTACTTCACGCCGAAGAAACTGCAAAAAAGCGCATTAAAAAGATGACAAAGCGCATTGATACAGTCACAGGTGCGAGAATCCTGTATGATAAAGCCCCCAAAGAACAACGTCAGGTTGTGCATCTTGGGAGCAGGGCCAAGAAAAATATGGCAAAGGATAGACTGGGGACGCGCCTTGCTCCTCAAAAGAATAATGATTCCGAAGAATTGGCTACCTTAAAGCGCAGCAAGCGCAGGGCGGAACGCAATAGAAACGAGAGTAAAGCCTTCATTTTGCAGAAAAAATGCAATGCTCTCACAAGCAAGATGCAGTCCGAAGCCCAGAAAGTAGAGGAAAATCAGGAAGTTACCATCATCATCCGCAAAAAAGCTAGCTAAAACAAGCAGTTAGCAAAACAAAGCCCCCTCGTGAGCAATCGCAAGGGGGCTTTTTTGTTGCCTATGAAAAGCCCCACATGCTCCAAAATGGGACAGAATGGGGCTTATAAGCCACGAAAAGGGAAAAGCTAGGCAATGATATGGAAAAAGCCCTTTCAGCGATTCTAAGGCCCTTTGTGGCTCATTTTGAGGCATGTAGCACATTTTCACTCATATGCCCGCACATGTATGCGCGCACGCGTTACATATAAGCACGACAGGGAAAGCGTAACTAGCTGGAATCATTGAACTTTTAAAAAAGATTCTAGGCATATGCATAAGTACCTGAAATTATTGAAGATAAAAATATAAAAATTTTTCGGAAAAGTCATTGACATCATGCCAGCATTCCGGCAGTCTGGGCTTGCGTTCGGGGCATTCCCTGAAAGCCTGCTAGCAGCCCTCACGAGAGGGCAGGCATAGTGCCAAGCCTGTTTGTCAAATCTCAAAAAAAGATTGACAAGGTACAGCAAAATGCCCTAGTCTGAATCTGCCTAGTGAGGGTCTTCCCTCACAAGGCGCTTTCAAAGGGCCGAAAAATTTTTCGGAACTTTGAAAAAAAGAATTGACAATCTAGCGGAAAGCTGGCAAGGTCAATCCAACGGGGCAAGGCTCCCCATTCAAAGCCAAGTAGGGCATTCCCTACGCGTTGATGGACAAGCGTGTACTGATGTGTGAACAGCACGCCCCCGTAGAGAAAAGCGGGCAAAGACGATATGAGTATGCTTTCCGCAGCCTGCCCAGCCCTTGTGGCTTGTGTGCGTGTGCTGTGAGGTCTTACCTTGTGTAATTACGCGCAAGGTAACTCCAATAAAGACGGAAAAGGACAAGCGTCCAAAGTATATACTGCCGGAAGGGCGATACCCCTGACACTTGGCGCAAGTTTTCCAAAGGCTTGCCGGTACAAAACAAGTGAAGCGAATCAGGCCACGAGGTGACGTAGTGGAATAAAGGCTCTTCCGATGAAAATATAGCCTTTGCTATGGTCAAGGTAGTCGCGAGGAAACGTAACGGCTAGGCTGGAGCTAAAGGCGAACGACTGAATACTTTGGAACATGTGCCGTTTGGTACAACATTGAGGCCACGAACTGTAAAAAGGTTCGTGGCCTTTTTTGTTGGACTAAAGACAATCGCTCTTTAGAACACTTGTAAGGTAGGTCTTTTATCAACAATGTCACACGGAGGAATGACGTATGATTAACTTTACCATGTCCGAGCAGGACTTTGAGTCCAAGCTGGTAGTGCTGGCTCGCACCAAGTCCGAGTTCGTCAACGCTGTGCAGGAACTCTTGACGGCTGGGATGGAGTTCGGCATCGCCAACGCCAACGCCACGGCCTTGAACAAGGTCTTGGACATCCTTGACGGTGCCATGCGGAAGGTTGCTGGGACGTACATGTCCAGTCAGTCGGTGCCGTTTACTTATGATGGAGGTAAGCTGAGGTACGCCCAGAGCAAGGCCCTGGGCATTCTCAAGAAGCTGAACCACGCTACTACTAAGCCTGAAAACGGTGGCCCCCTGCCTGTGGAGTTCGCGGAATATCTGGTGGCTGCTGGCCGTGGCTACATGGCTGGTGTGCGCTGGGATGCTGAAACCAAGGTCGAAAAGGAAAAGAAGGAAAAGCCTGCGATGACCTTGGACGATCTGAAGAAGAAGTTCAGCAAGCTCCAGAAGGACGCGGAGAATGCTGGCCTTGACATTAAGGACGCCGTGCCCGCTACGCTGGTGAAGGAACGCCCGGAAAATCCGCAAGCTGTGGTGCTGTCCCCGAAGATGAAGCAGATTTTCCACATGCTGTCCCAGTACGAAGTGCCGGGGGACAGCACGCTGGATTTGCTGATTCAGGCCATCCTGAATACGCTGGCTAAGGTTGAGAAGCGTGCCGCCTAGTCACTTCAAGCATCATAAGGCCCATCACTTCATGGAGGTGGTGGGCCTCATTGATTCTTGAAATTACACTGGAGGTGTAACATGTGGAGACTTCGTGTTGCTCGCAGATTCATGCATAAACTTGGCAATGGTGATAACTGGCAGGATTACCCGGCGTGGTTCTTTGTCAGGATGCAGGAAGTCCTTGACTACAATCACTGGTGTGAAGAACGCCACGCATAAACTTTCAAGACATCATAGGGGCCGTCACTTCTTCTGAGGTGGTGGCCCTTGTAGGTCTCTTGAATTTAACGGAGGTTCAATACCAATGAATGACGGTAAGATGTGGGTGTACGTTGAGATTGGGGACACTCGCTACTGGGGAAATCTTGTAGACCTCCCAGAAGCCATTGATGTGGCTGATGCTGTGGCTACGCTTGCCGAGCACGGTCTCAAGCACATCGGTGTCAAGGTCGGCTTCACTAACAAACGGGATGACATTGATGGCTAGTCTTCTGGGTCTCACTTTAGGGGCAAGGTTATACACAATCATCTGTCCCAAGTACATGTGGCGTGGTCATCGAATCAAAGAAACTCTCAGAACAATCGAAGCTTGCATGAAGGTAAGGCACACACACTATGAACAAACGAGACATGGCACTCATTGCTCTTATGAGCATGGTGCCCATTGATGAGGCTGAGGAACTGTTGTCCAGAAACTTTTCTTTCGAACAGGAGGATACCTACGATGAAAGGTACCCGATTTACCATGAAGGATTCGGTTATCGACGTGTTGCTAGCCCTAGTCTGTATCCCGCTTGGGATGATAGCGATGGCTATGTTTGCGGCTTGGTATAAAGGATAGCTGTCATGTCTGAACCTAAGCTGGGATATATCACCCTGTTCGACAAACAAGGTAAGGCTCAGTACCGTGCCTGCAATGCTGTGGACAGGGTAGACTACCTCAAGTCTATGGCTACCCGCAAGATGAAACGGCTGGGTCTGTACTCAGCCATCATTGAGTGGGATGGGTACGTGTACTTTAAACCGGGTGGCAGGTCTGTTATGTCTGCCCCAAAGTGGGAGAGAGTTCCGGCAAATAAATTCACCGGAGACTTTCCCGGCAAGTGCGAGGTGTAGTCATGCTGCAACAGATTATCGAACTGATACGTCCTGATGCCGAGACCGGGGAAGAGAAAGTCTTCCTTCGTAGGGTGGTGCGAGAGCACATTACCTTGGACGCCCTTAAGAAGAGGGCCATTCGACACGGGCTGAAGTATAACATCTCGATGATTCGTGTCATCTACAACGGTCGTGTGTACCGTAGGGTTATCTTCTATACGGATGGTACTCACTATCTGAGCGCCTGCTGGCACAAGGATTGTACTGAATGACAAGACGAAGTTTCAATGAAGCTGTGTTGGGAAACTTTCACGTGCAAGTATTGGTAGGCAGATGGAAAATCAATAAATATTATTCCTGTTCTCTGCCTCAGGCAAAAGCGCGAGCTACTATTGCGCTTCGGCAACTGAAAGGGTACAAGGTTTACCTACGAGACCACGAAACCCATACCATGTGGACTCGTACACCTAATACCAACTGGACGAGGGAGGTCTGGTATGGATAGGTGGATATTGCGTCTGAGGCTACATAGGTACAGTGAGCATAGCGAAGAGGTCACCTGTACCACTGTAAAAGTTTCTAACTTTTCGTCTGCTTGTAGGGTTGAAGCAAAAATGATGCAAGATGTGCAAAAGGAACGCTTGTTTATCAAAGAAGCGTTCCTTCAAGCCACTCTCTACAAGAATAACGAAATCGTGTACAAGCACAGCTACCAACTCATCTAAAGGAGTTTATCATGGGAAAGACTTTTCGTTTCACCGAGTACGGCGTGGTCACCAAGGAAGGACGCAACCCTCGCTTCAATGAACAGGGCACCACTGGCACTGTGGTGTACGCTACCCGCAAAGCTGCCATTGCTGCGGCCAAAGCCTGCGGTCAGCGCCGTGCTCTCAAACTGAAGCAGCAGATGCCTGAACTCCCGGTCCCTGCTGACCCGGAAGACGACATCTACATGATGAACTAGGCAATACAATAACCACCACTAGTTAACCAACAAACAAAACACACATTACAAAAGGAGAACACATCATGTCCGGTATCATCTCTGCCATTATGAATCCCGAGTTCCGCGCCCTCATCACCGACACCGCCACGTCCACCACTGAACGCGCCGTGTCCCAGTCGGTCATCGCCAACATCGTGGACCGCCTGCCTGAAACCAAAATCGAAAAATACTCCACCATCATCGGCATGGGTATGCTGATGTGTGTCTTCGATTCGGAAGGCAAGGCCGTGCCCACCGCTCTGGCCCGTGCTACCATCCGGGGTGCCATGGCCAGCCTGCTCGACGAGGCCAAGGAACTGTTCAACTCGTATGAAATCCAGAGGATGATGAAAGAAGGTGGCGCTCTGTATAACGTCACGGATGAAGACACCATTCTTCGCACCGTGGCTGACTACTACGCCGAAGTTTCGGCCAAGGAACGTGAATGCTACTATCGCTTCAACACGCAGGGCAATGAAGCGAACGTCATGACCATCAACATCAACGTCCTCAACGACGCCACGGGCAAGAAGGAAAAGGAAGACATTCAGGTGTTCAGCCGTGCCGCTGAGCCCGTGCTGAGCAAGGCCCTCGGCGATACCTTCCCGCCCCAGCCCGATGGTTGGACCATGCTTGACCGTCCCATGTCGTGGCCGTTGACCATGTACTGCGATGCCAAGGACATCAACCCGACCATCCTGCACAACAAGCGTCGTGGTCGTATCAACAATCGTCCCGTGGTTGTTGACCGTATGGAACTGCACACTCGTCTGACCAATGTGCTCGACCAGATGATTCCTCCGACTCTGATGATGAAAGACATCAACAGCACTCCGCACACTGGTTCCGTGTATCAGGGTAACTACACCGTGCACTACGATGGTTACTCCGGCCCTGTGTGCAACAGCCCCCGCTACAACAGTCAGGCTGCTGCCGGTGCCACGGTGACTGTGCCTGAAGGTACCGTTACCAATGATACCAAGACCGAAGCCCTTGCTGCCGAGACCAAGACCGAAGAACCGAAGGTCGAAGCCAAAGCTGAAACCAAAGCCGAAGAAACCAAAACCGAACCTGCCATGCCGTCTTTCCCCATTACCAAAGACCAGTGCATGTTGGCTCCCGGTAACTACAAGTGCTTCCGCTGCGGCAAGACGGGCCTGAAAAAGAATGGCCTCGGCACCTACGGTATGCCCAAGATTCCTGACGGTACCAACAAAGACCTTTTCGAAGAGTCCATCAAGTGGGCGCAGTCCAGCATCTGCGGTGCTTGCCGTGAGGAACTGAAGAACAACCATGAAGCTGTGGTCAAGAAGTACACCGACTACAATAAGGCCGTGGATGAATGGGTGGAAAACGACAAGGCCGTGGAAGAAAGCAAGCGTGCGCTGGCTGAGCTGGAAGAAAGCCGCAAGACTCTGGACAACAATCCCACTGCGGCCAAGCTCGTGGACGAGCAGATTGAAAAGGCCCGCTTCAATGTCCAGTCCTGCGAAGCCAAGGCTATCGAACTGGAAGACAAGGTGAACGCTCTCGACCCCAACGGTAAGCTGAATACCGAACCTGAAGCCAAGGTGGAAGAACCCAAGGCTGAAGAAGTCAAGGCTGAAGAGTCCGAAGTTCAGGAAAGCGCTACCGAAAATGCTAAGACCATGACCACCAACACCACCACCATGAACCGCAAGCAGAGCCGCAAGGCCAAGAAGGCTGCCGCTCGCCGCACCAAGTAGCTAATCATGGTGGCATCCCTTCGACAGAGTAAAGGCAAGTACAAGCGTCAACAACAAACCAAGCAGGCAAAGGGTATGACCAACAGAAACACTTCCAATAGCACCAACAACTACAGGGAGGAGGGGGCGAAAGCCCTCTCTTCCATGATGAGGATACTGGCTAAGGACGGTAAGTTCATCATCAATGCGGACAAGGTTGAAGTTCGTATTGTGGTGGCTGACAAGTTCTACTTTGCTGACACCACCAACACCACCAAGTAAAGGAGGTAACACACATGTCGGAAACCCAAGTCAACCCCAACGTCATCGACCCTGAAACCATCACGATGGACAACCTGGACCCCAGCCTCCGTGCCAAAATGGAGGAAGACCTTAAAAGGATGGCCGAAGAAGAGCAGGTCCCCGTTCCCTCTTTCATGGAAAAGGTGAAAGGGTTTATGTACTCCGCCAGTTCCGGTATGAAAAGCACTGTGATGGCTGCTGTGGAAAGCCCGGCCATGCGAAACTTCGGCAACACTGTGAAGAACGTGGGCATTCAGGAAGCTGAAGACCGGCTGGCTGGTATCCTGAAAGACCAGTTCTGGCTGCTGTGTGAAAACTTCTTCGGTCCGTACAAGGACAGCAGCAAACTGGTCAACTACTTCTTCTTCACCAACACTGGCCGTCTGGTCACCCTCGCCGTGGTGTCCTTCCCGACCAGCGCCTTCCTGCACATGCAGGCTGAACGGTTCAAGGAACAAGACGACGAGACCAGCGCCAAGCTGTGCATCGTTCTGTCCCGTATCCTTATCCGCATGGCCACGCAGGAAGGTATCCGTGCGTTGGACATCGACAACAAGGTTCGCATGGGTCTGAACTGGATGCTCGGTGCCATCAAGAAGGAAGGCATCAATCCTGCCATGCTGCTTGACAGTGAAGACGCTGACCTGTCCGAGCTGGACAAGCTGAAGGAACAGCAGGCCAAGAAAGCCAAGGTGACTCCGCCTCCCCTGTTCCCTGCCCGTAACAACGGGTACAACAAGGGCAAGCGCAAGTAACAACAAGTAACTTCCAATTGGGCAGGAGGTATGTTTACTTCCTGCCCACGAAGGAAGATGCTTGTATGTCCGACTGAGTTCGGTGGGACACGAGTCTACGGTAGGTTGGAAATGCTACCATCTTCTAACGGCAAGAGGGATACTTGTAACTGTGCAAGTGGAAAGTAACTTACGATGAACACAGAAGACACCTAGTAAGCTGGTCAGGGCTACGACATAGGCTGAACACTGTCGAAAAATTCAAAGGTAAGAAGCACGTGACAACTGACATGAATGAAATAAATCATGGAATGCCAAGTGCAGGGACACACTTACGCTAGAGTGTGACATCCTAGTTGTCCGACCTTTCAGTCCCCCAATATAGCTGATTGGCAAGGGGCTTCAAATGCCAGACCTTTGAAAAATACTGTGTGAAGTATCTGTGAAATCTGCGAAACACTGGCAACAACATAGCACATTACAAGCAAGTACCAAAGGTGAGACTCCTGAAGTGATTGCTTCCTTCGGTGGAAGAGCTTCAAGTAAAGTAATGGGTACGAAATTAAAACTGACAAGCAAGATGAGCCAAGTACTGGATGCTAGTGAATGCAAAGGAAGGTACTTGAAGGACTCCTATATCTTAGTCTTGAAGGTTTTACAATCAATGTTTAGGGAGGACAACATGTGGAAGGCTAGTGCAGATGTTGAAGAACCACCATAATAAATGATGTGATTCGCAAAACTTTCATGAAGCTATGTTAAGTACAAAATTTCAAGGAGGTGTTTCGATGGAGACACTGAGCTCTGCTTTTATCGGTACCGGAATCGGTTTGTGTGTTGGGTGCGCTTTCATTGCTTGCATGAGACAGGTAAAGAAAGCCATCGAAAACAACCCCTTCTCCCGTGCCTTGTACAAAGTTAATCCGTGGTACGTTCACACATGGCTTGCTGCCCAGCCTACTGAGGGTATGACTCTCAAGGAAAGGTTGAAGCACAAGGCTAAGGTCATTGCTTTGTGTGTGTACATCAAGCTGGGTTTCAAAGTAAACTAACTTTCTAACAAAGTTCGTCGCCCTAGTAGCAAGCACGTCTGGGTTCATTGGAGAAACAGTGAGTCTATCTTGAGCGCCTGCCGTGGGACGCCCGGATGTGTGCAGCCAGTTCTAAGACTCCTTTCCTAGAGCCTTGTGCTTGCGAACGGGTGGCGACATCTTATACAAATTTCTTTGTCAACTTCAACGGGAGGTTACTTCATGTGCCTGTAAAAACAGGAATTTGTAGTGTGGTGATTGAAGAGGATGTCCTCGGATTCCCTGCTACTCCCGATTCTTTTATGGCCCAGTTGGAAGGTCACGCTGTTAACACCACCATCAACAACAATGAAAAGGAGAACACCATGTCTGATGTCAAGAAGGAAGTCGAAGTGAAGGAAGCTGAAGTCATGTCCGAAACCATCGAATGCCCCAACCCCAAGCTGCACGTCATCGTGGACTGGATGAAGGACAAGGCCACCAAGGCCATCGACTGGGCCAAGGCCAATCCCAAAGCCGTTGCCGGTGTGGGTGCCGCTCTGGGTATCGTCAGTGTGCTGGCTCTTCGTAAGAAGAGCAGCAAGCCTGATGACGACCAGTCCAAGTAACCTTCAACACTAGGGGCCTTACTTCCTTGAGGGGTGAGGCCCCTCTCTACTGGAGGTCACTATGGAATTTTATGCTGGCTTAGGGCGACTGTGCCTCATGAGCTTTACCGGAATTATGACTTACGCCATGTTTGAGATGGGGCGTGAGGAGTACCGAACCAAATATATTGTGATGTACCAACTGCTCACGATGGCTGGTTTGGCAGCCCTTGGTTATGAAGTCTATAACTTCTTTCTCTGGCTGTTCCGATGAAGTTCGAAGACATCTTACCCTTCCTTCGTGAAGGCAAGAAAGTTCGTCGTGCCTGCTGGTGTGATGGGGACTACATGCAACTCATCATAAACCAGTTTGGTTGCTACGAATTTGTGTTTAGGTTTGCACCTTTCGAGAAGGTGCTTCACAAAAACCTTACTGCCTATGGCATGATGGCTGAGGACTGGGAAGTTTACAACGAACAAAATTAACCTTTAACCTATGGAGGTATCTATCATGGCCGACAACAATAACAACCAGCAGAAAGGTGGCAACCAGCAGAAAGCTGCCCCCGGTATCAACGTCAGCATGGGCGTGAGCCCCAATGACTTGACTCCCCGCACCCTGTCCGGTATGTTCTCCATCGGCGTCGCTGCTCTCGGTGGTATCCTGATTCTCAGCAAGGCCCACGGTTTCCTGTCGAAGCACCTCTTCGGTGTGAAACCTGACGACAAGCCTGCCATCGACATGAACCCCGGTGCTGTGGTGAACTATGTGAAGTCTGGTACGGTGAATGACAGCTCGCTGAAGTTCATCGTCAAGGAAGCCTTCGGCCAGATGACTGACGACGCCAAGAAGAACGTGGCCGAGTTCACCCAGAAGCAGCTCACCGGCGGTAACAACTAACCAACCCAATCTGTAACGAATAACCTTGTGAGGAGATGCTAAGTATGAATATCTATCTTGAACAGATGTGTGAACTGGACGGTCCGTTTGGTTCTATGTACAAGGCGTCTCCTCACGAGGTTTGGTTCTGGCCTGAGGAAAGTGCACAATATAACCCTGTGTTGCTGCACGTCAATGTCAATAACATGACTGTTGGAACTCTTGCTTTCATTCGGGATACGATTGCAAGTGAAGTCCCCTGCCCTGTTCTGTTCACTGACACGGATGATTCCAAGTCCGTGGAAAACTTTCTTGAATGGCTCGAAGCTACTGGTTATGATGAATCGTTTAACGCAGTGTTGAGCATAGCGAATCCCAACATCCCGCAGGGGTATTACGCTACGTTTCACAAGAATCTCCCCACTGATTTGACCGACTACCTTAGCTGGTTCTTTCAGTGGGGAGTTAACGAAAACAAGCAAGCTAGTCGTGCTGCTGAGACGATTAGCCTCGCTCTCAATGTTCCCTGTGTGTCGTTCAACTTTGGTGGTGACACTGAAGACGATTGGGAAATGCTTCTTTCTCTTATTCAGTACATTCCTAAGTATCATGATTGGAGGTACATCGAGTACCAACTTCCCGAGACTACGAAGCAAGGTGAGTGTGCCTGCTGCGAAAAGAAACGTGGTCCTCAGAAATATTTCTATCACATCCAAGGGAATCTCTGCCCTGTGTGTGAGAAAAAAATTAAAGCAATTGGGGATGTGAACGTCATCAATCTGTACAAGGCACAGGTTAAATTGATGCAAGAACGTATCACTACCCGTAAAGCTAACATTCGCAAACAGCTTTCTGAACTTTCATTGTCCTGTCCCAAGTGTGGTGGGGGCCTCACTTACGGACCGAACAATGGCCTCGTGTGTAAGGAGTGCAAGTCCGTGTACTTCAGAGACAAACAACATCTCATTGAAGGCAGGGACAATCACATGTTGTATGTGTACAACAAGACACAGGTAGTTAGCATCAAACCTGCTAGTAGCCAGCAGTTGGTGCAGTATTGCTACTCGTGTCGTAAACCTACAATCAATGGAGTGAGGTATGAGCGACCTGACGGAACCGCCGTAATCCTGTGCAAAAGCTGTGACTGGAACTTGAAGCAACAAAAGAAAAAGAATAAGGAGGTAACGTACAATGTTTAAGTGGCTGTACAACAAGATTGCTTATCTCGGCAAGTGGGTCATCAACATCATCAAGCGCATCGGTGGTCGCATCAAGAAAGACCTTGAGAAGTGCAAGGGGAACTGGAAGAACATTACATATGCCGACATCACGGCTCATCTCAGTGAGGAGATGGTAAGTTTTTTCGGAGGTGCGGCGAAGGTAACTCTCTCACGAAGGCTCCCCCCGGGCTCCACGCTCGGGTGTGCATTGAACCTCGTAAGCAATCCCTACGAGAGCGCATTCATGGATGGTGGCAACGTCGTCGCTCCTATGGTGACATGCCTGAAATCCTTCTGTAGCCGCTACATCTTTGGTGCTCCCCTGAGTTCTTTCAATCTGAACTTTAAGGGGTTGACTTCTTTGCTTCCGGCCCTATAGCTGTGGTATAAATACCACATTGAACCGGAGGTTTAAGTCTCATGTCAAACTTTTCTCTTGTCCCCGATGAATACCTTGACACCCATCAACCAATAGGTCAAGCTGTACGATACGCACACTGTCCGTTCTGCAACGAAGACGTGGGTCGTAAAGGTTTCATTGTGACCCGGACTGAACGTGGGTTCCTCATGTTCTGTCATAGGTGTCACGCAAAGAGGTTTGTCAGGAGTAAGACTCCCGGTATTACCAGATGTTTACGAACAGCCAAGGAAGCCATGAGCAGTCCGAGTACTTGGTGTCTTCGTAAGCGCAAGTCAGCTAAGAGCAGTGGTCCTGAGTACAGGAACTGCGACGTACAATTTGTGACTCTCCCTTATGATGTCACGAGGGAGTTACCCACACGAGCGCAGCTCTGGCTGAATCAGTACAATGTGACAAAGGAGGAGATACAGAAATACAACTTCATGTGGAGTGAATCTTATGAGCGGTTGATATTGCCAGTCTACCGAGGTGGTAGCCTTGTGTACTGGCAAGGGAGATACTTTGGAAATAACTCTGGCTCTCCCAAGTACATCAACACTCGTAGCAAACGAACCGAAGTTTGGTTTGATACAGGAGGTGCTAATGAAAGCACATTGGTTCTTGTCGAAGACATCCTGAGCGCTATTGCAGTATCGAGGGTACCCGGCTACCGTGCCGTTGCACTCCTTGGTTGCTTTCTAAGTGACGAGATGCTCACGAGGTTACAATCGGAGGGTAAGCAAGTCTGCGTGTGGCTTGACCTAGACAAACAGTGCAAGAGCCGTCGTTACTCAAAGCGTCTCAACGCCTTCGGCATTAAGGCAAAATCCATCATCACCACAAAAGACCCCAAGGAATACACACCAACCAAGATTGAGGAGTTCCTCTCTTGCAATGAAAAGGAGAAAGACCATGAGCTACAGTCGTAAGAACATTCAGAAATATTTCCCTCCTCCCACGCTGTGGGCCAAGCTGTTGTACGCTGGCCGACAGTTCTTCAAGTTCCTGCACAATGCCTTCTTGACCGTGGCCAATGCTCGCAATGGCTGGCGACGCATTCGTGAAATGGTTACGGTTTTCGCTTGCTAACCTCCCCATCCCATGAAGCCTAGTGAAAGTCTGGATTAAGTTTCGGACTAGTAGCTAGGCTTTCTTTATTACTTAACCTCAACAGATAGAAAGGAGAAAGACACATGCGTGACGTGACCAAGATGAAAGATGAGCTGAATAAGCATAAAGACCACGACAAAATGTTCGTTACCTGTGAGACGGCCATTGACCTTCTCGAAAAGAACTACCTCTGCTCGTGTGGGGGTTTCCTTGCCATGCCTAATGATGAGGTTATTAGCTGTAGTCAGTTCGTCACTGTGACGTTTACTGCGGACAAGGAACTTTGTATTAAGCTGGTGAACGACTACTGCAACCGCGAGGTTGTAATCCCCGAAGAGTTTGTGGACAAGTTCTTCAAGCTCATCGCCAACACCAAGTCCCAGCGTGACGTGGTGCTGAAGGGTATCGAAAATCTTCGGAACGAAGAAGCCGAGGACTAGTAGCCCCTTCTGAAACAAGAAAGCCCCCTTGAGTTTAAGTACTCTTGGGGGCTTAACCTTTACCTTTAAAGGAGGTAAGTAACATGAGTAAGCACATGACGATTGAGGAGTTCGATAAAATCCGTAGCTCCGGTACTCCTATCGCTGCGATTGAGGAGTACTTCCTGTCTTACGAAGATGCCATCGTGAAATCGAATGGCCCTGCCAGAGACCTTCGACCTCTCAAGGTTCTTTGTGACACCTGCGCCAAGCTGGATGCCGTGGTCATTTCGTATTTCGAAGAGCCTGTCTATAGTGATAAGGCTAAGAGAAAGTATGTCCGCATCGCTCCTGAAGAGCTTCGAGAGCTCGCCAACTCGCTGCTGGCTATTGCGGAAGCTAACGAAAAGCTCTGCAAACATCTCGACATCCAGAACAACTAACCATAACATCAAACACTAGGAGGTAATTATCATGGCTGACATCAATATCTTCAACAAGCTGAACGATAACAAGACTTCCAAGTACATCGAACTGGACTCCCTGTGTGAAGCCTCCAACAAGTATGGCAAGCAGATGGGCGGTGCCATCGTGACGAACACGAATACCCAGACCTGCAAGAGTCAGTTGCTGACGGTGTACGCTGCCACTCCGGGCTATGCCAACAATGGTGCGAAGGTAGACAGCAACATTCGCTACTGTGTCCTGAATCAGACCGGCAATAGCTGCCGAGACAGTGACATCTGCATCTCCTTCAATGACATCGAGCCTTTGTGTGAGCAGCTTATGAACATCAAGAAGGAGTACGAAGTTGCCAAGGCGCGGTTCGATGAGCTGCTCAAGAATGTTGACCCCGTTGAACTCAAGACTTACGAGGAGGACTAATCATGGCTAAGATTCACAACTTCTCCGTCGCGTCGGTTAATCGTCTGGCTCCCCTGTACCCTGACAGTAAGTGCAGGGAATACAAACGAGCGTTTGGCAAGTGGCCTCCCATGATGCAGTGGTACATCTCTTGGCTCAGTACCAAGAGTGACAAAGAACTGGCGGAGCAGTTCGGTGTTGTGCGAAGTCCGGGTAGGGACCCTCCGTTTGAGCAGCCAAACTTACGGTTGCCGAGCGAGACGTTGTTGGCAAGTGCGGCATGAGGAAGGAGTTCGAGAATAGTCCAAGTTTCTGAGCTCCTTCCTTTATGGTACTTTAAAGAATTACTTTGATGTATATATTATATAATATAATATATATTAAAGTAAACCTTTAAAGTGCTATAGAAGAAAGAATTAGGAGAATTAGGTTAATATTTAAGGAGGCCCTTTAAGGGGCCTCCTTAAATGTGAGTAAAGTTCTCTAAAGTTTCTTTAAAGGTATTTACATTAAACTAAAATGATTTACCTTAAAGGAAGCTTAAAGAAAACTTTAGCCTTACTTTGATGGTACTAAATTATGTCCGAACAAAATTCTCCTTCCGAACTCGTGCAGGAACTCACCCTCATAAAGTTCCTGCTTGTGCGCGAGCACTTCGACAAGTACAGCTTCTATGTAAAAGAGCTAAACTTCGAACCTGAGACTGAGCTATTGCTTAAGTCCATTGAAGAATACTTCAAAGAATATCCTAGCAAGGATGTCATCGAAGTTGAGGAGCTATTGCTTTACAACAGTATGCGTAATCCTCTCGTTCGCAAGAGGAACATCTTTTCTACCTTGTTCGAGAAGCTTGGGGAAATCAATCTCAATTCCGAACTGGTTGAAGAGAACTTTAATAGTATACTTGAAAAGTATTTCAGTAGTGAAATCCTCTTTAAGATTTCCGAATCTCTTGAGGATAATTCTGCTGGTGTACTTGATTCTGTTTCCGATTTGTGTGAACAGTACGGAAACTTGAAGCTGCGTCTTCAAAAGAAAAACTTTAACTTTGTAACTACAGACATTTCCGAACTGGTTGCAAAGAAGAAAGAAAAGCCCGGCCTTTTGTGGCGCATCTCTGGCCTTAATGAGCACCTTGGTGAAATTCGAGGTAAGACTCTTGGCCACATCTTCGCTCGTCCCGACACAGGGAAGACATCCTTTCTTTTCTCCGAAGAGTCGTTCTGGATTAGCCAACTCAAAGAGGGTGAAATCCTTCTTCATCTTAACAACGAAGAAGATGGAGAAAAACTTATGGCTCGCTTCTATCAATCCCTCCTCAATGTTCCCCAAGAAATCCTAGAGACTCACACAGACAAGTGTAAGGAAGAGTTCCAACGTCTGGGTGGTGAGAAGCTTCACCTCTTCGATGAAGCCATCATCGACGTTGATGACATTAAAGCTCTGTTCGAAACGTACAACGTGCGTGTGTGCGTGATTGACCAAGCAGATAAGCTGCACTTCAAAGGCATGGCAAAGATGGGAGATGTCCAACGTCTTCAAGCTATCTATGCTAAGCTTCGAGAACTAGCTAAGAAGTTTGATGTGCACATTATCACAGTTGGTCAGGCATCTGTAACAGCAGAGAATAAGAAGTGGCTTATGCCTTCTGACCTTGATGGTAGTAAGACACTTAAGCCCGGTGAGTTTGACTACATCATTGGCATCGGGAAGAAGCTTGATGACATGCACACTGACCAAGAGAACTTACGGTACTTGCACCTTTGCAAGAACAAACTTGGCACAGGTATGCACGCTAAGATTGAGGTAACCTTTGACCCCACTCGTGCAAGATACTCCGAGCCTATTTACAATGAGCTTGGTAGTGACTATACTTATTCCAAGCCCCTTTGTCTTGGACCTTAACAATAAGTAAGTTCTCATGATTAACTTTCCTTACCTAGTACTAGACACAGAATCAACAAAGATTCCTCGGCACACACCTTGGCATCCTGATTCGTACCTATGTTCCGTGGGAGCAGTAGATAATGATAACACAGATAAAGCTTGGTTGTTTAATCACGTTAGCGAACCTATACGAGACCATTGTGAGATGGTTGACGCCATTCAAAAAGCGGTAGACCAAGCTGACCTACTTGTATTTCACAATGCCAAGCATGACCTTGGCTGGTTTCGTAAGATGGGTATTAAGTTCGACAACAAGAACATCTGGTGCACCATGCTTGCAGAGTACTTGCTTGTTGGACAGAATCCTAAGATACCCCTGAGTCTTAATGCTTGTGCAGCACGTCGAGGCTACGGCCAGAAGGTAGATGCTATGCACGAGTATTGGGAGAATGGTTACGAGACTGACGAGATTCCTTGGGACTTACACAGAAAGTATCTCATTCAGGACGTAAGCTTGACAAGAGATTTGTTTCTCGACCAGTTCGAACAGATAAAGAAAGCTGGCTTAGAAAAAGTAGCTTATCTCACTTTCGAACTGTCAAAGATTCTTTCTGAAGTAGAGTACGAAGGTGTCGAATTTGATGCGGAGTCAGCTAAGCAGTACGTACACGAGTACGATGAAAAGCTTCAAGTTCTCAATAAAGAACTGTGCGACATTGCTGGTGTAGAGTTCTCTCCCAGTAGCTCAGACCAACTGTACGCTGTGATGTACGGTGGTACTATTAAACGTACTGTGCAAGAACTGGTTGCAAAGCAACGAAAAAATGGAACCTTTCGTGTGTACACCAGAAAGGCTGAGTACTTGCAGCACATTGATGGTGTAGGATTTACTCCTCACGAAGCTACCAAGAGTGCAAAGACTGGGAAGTACAGTACAGGAAAGAAAGCTAGACAGCTTCTGCACTGTGACACTGACCAACAAGAGCTGTTTTATAAAAAGCTAGAAGAACGAGCTAACGCACAGAAGGTGTACTCTACACTGTGGAGTTCATCTAACAGTGAGAGTGGACTACTGCGTAAGCTTGGTGGTGATAAACGATTGCACCCCAATTTTAACCAGAGCGTTACTTGCACTGGTCGTCTCAGTTCTTCTAATCCTAATGGTCAGAACTTTCCTAGGGGTACAACTTCACCCTTGAAGAAACTTATCATTCCTAGATATGACTACATTGTTAACGCTGACTTGTCTCAGATTGAGTGGCGTACTGCTGCTGCTCTGAGTCATGACCCCATCATGTGTGACGAGATTCGTCATGGCTTTGATGTTCACACAGATAGTGCTCAGCGTTGGTTCAATGGTGCTCATCTGGATGTAAAGTCCAAACCTTTCAAGAAGATTCGTACTACAGCTAAAATCTTTAACTTCCGAATGCTGTACAATGGAAAGCCTAAAGCTTTCTATTACGATGGGAGTATGCCTCGTTACTCTCTTGAACGTTGGCAGAAGATTGTGCCCGGATTCTACGACAAGTACAAAGGCCTTCGTTCTTGGCAGCTTCGGAATGAAAAGATTGTCAACAAAGAAAACTTTCTTCGCAATCCTAGTGGACGATTCCTCACCTTTGATTACAACACTGATGAAGAGAAAGGACCTCTCGGTTACAATCTCAATGACATCTGTAACTATCCTGTGCAGAGTATCAGTGCTGACCTGATGTTCCTTGCAATGGTAAACATCTGGCGTAAGGTGCGTTCTCTTGGACTGAAGTCACGTCTTATCCTTCAGGTACACGACTCTCTCGTGTGGGACTGTCCTAAGGAAGAAGTGTACGTTGTCTCTAAGATTTGTGCTGACACATTTGAACGACTGCCTGAGTTGTCTAAAGAGTACTTTGGTTGGGAGATTGAAGTTCCCCTTACTTCCGAAGTAGCCTTGGGTAGAACTTATGGTGACTTGTACATGGAGTACAAGGCTAGTGAAGTTACCAAGAATAATATTGATTGGTTCTTCTGTATTGATACTACCATGCCGAAAATAATAGTTGACACACTTCAAAAAATTTGTGCTTAAATCTCTTGACACCTTAAGGAGTAAGTGTTATTATGTCTGACAAGAACAAAGGTACTTCTGAAAAGCCTAGATGGCAGAAGGAATCCTATAGTGTATACCTTAAAGAAAAGCGCACAGGTAAAGATACTTGTAGTTGTGTACAAGCCAAGTCTCTTGACGAAGCTAAGTTCATTGCTTATAAGAATTGGGGTATGCACTTTCACATTACAGATGTGAAGCTTGCCTAGATAAAGATTTTAATAAAGAGAGATATAACCATGTGGTTTATATTCGAGAACATTGAAGAGAAACATGATTTGGTGGGTCAGTCTGGTAAGAAGTACAGTGGCTTCGTTGTCACTGGTAGGAAGAAGGGCTTCCAGGGTGAGCCGGACACGCCTTATCAGAAGACGCTGTTTAGCAATCAGGCTATCACCGTTATCGAGCGCGGTATTACGCGCCCCGGTCAGTCTGTTGTGCAGTTCTTCCAGAAGGCTGCTCAGCCCGGCGATATGTTCGACATTAAGAGCGAACGCGAAGGTAAGTATTGGCGGTGGATTTCCATTGCCAAGCTTGAGGACAACAACCCCACTTACGAGCCTCTGACTGATGAGCAGGTCAAGGCTTACGAGATGGTGCAGGCTGCTAGTCGTCCCCAGTATAGTCAGCCCGTGAGTACTGCGAGCATGGATGCTAAGCTTCCTGCATTCCTTCAGCCCCAGACGGAAGCACAGCGCGTGCCCTTCTAATCTTGCCTAACTAGTTCCCACTAATAACCCCGCAGGTGTATATTGTAGAATGTGATAAAACGTAAACAGTCAATTCCTCTATACACTTGTGGGGTTTTCTAGTCTCTAAGGTATTCCTCACATGGCTAAATATAAAGAAGAAGTTATCCCTCAGATTATTAAAGACGCACTGTACACCGACCTCCATAGTGAAGATGGTGACCGCATGTTCGAATACAGTGCTACTCGACTTTGCAAATCTCCTCGTCAACTTCAACTTGAACAGCGCCATGCAAAGGAGATGAGCACACCAGAGATTATCAACATCTGGTACACCTTTGCTGGTCACGCAATGCACGACTTCCTTGAGAACAGACTCAAGAACAATCCTCGATACCTTGTCGAAAAGCGAATCATTCGTTTCGACAAACCCATTGGTGGTACTGAACAAGACTACCGCCGAGTGGGTGCTAAGTTCGATGCTTACGACAAGGAAACTAAAACTCTTTCTGACCACAAGACCACAACTACTTACATCTATGGCAAAGAGATGAAGGATGAGTGGATTAAGCAGCTTATGATTAACGCTTACTTTCTTGAGAAAGAAGGTTATCCTGTTGAGAAGGTGGCTATCAATGCTATCTACATGGACTGGCGTGACTCTAAGCTGAAGTACGCAAAGGAAGGAGAGTATCCTCCTGCTCCTTGTACTACTTTTGAAATGCCTTGCTGGTCAATGGAAGACCGAGAACATCTTTACCGCTCTCTTCTGACTGAGCACGTGGAAGCTGAAAGCATTCCTGATGACCGGCTTCCTTATTGCAGTAAAGAGTACTGCTGGGAATCTGGTGGTTGCTTTGCTGTGTATCGACCTGGTGCTGCTAAAGCTATTCGTCTGTGCTCTACTGAAGAAGAAGCTAAGTCTTACATCAAGTACAAGAATCTTACTGGCGACATTTGCATTGAGGAACGTCCTCCGACCCGTCGTCGGTGTAAAGATTATTGTAGTGCAGCCCCGTTCTGCAACCAGTATAAAGACTGGTGTAAAGCTCACGGACTGGTTACTGAAAACATTTCTTCCGAACCTGTAAGCGATAGCTCGGATGAGTTGTCGCAATCCAACTAACGCAGGTTGTTTAATCCTTAACATACAAGGAGGGTATTAACATGATTTACCCTGCCTCTATGAACATTGCTGGCCAGACTATTGATGTCAAGATTCTGGACAATCCGCTGTATCAGATGCACATTTGTCCGAATTGTAAGAATCCCTACACTGGTGAGCCGTACCGGTTCCCTGTGCCTACGGGTGAAAGCAAGGCTTGTCCCGCTTGTGGTTGTGAACACACGCAACCTGTGGACAATACCTATGTGTTTGGTCAGTACGTTGTTAAGGACAATGTACTGAAGACTTGGCACAGTGATAAGATTCCTGATGTGTGTGGTACGTGCTTTGTGCACGAGACCATTGAGGCTATCGACTCTATCGGTGACCTCAAGCTGAATCACACTCAGATTACTTCGCTGGCTTCGATGCTGTATCAGGCATTCACCTCCGGTGGTGTTGACTTCAGCAAGAAGTCTGAGTCTGTCACTTATGCCAACGCTGCGTAAGTGTAGCTAAGTTTCTCCTTAGCGTGTGTGTGTGACCTACGGGGAAGGGTACCCATCTGCTTGTTCGTTCGTGGTGGTGCGGGCAAGCACTTTGGGTGGGTACCCCACTAACTTCTAACGTGGAAATAAATTTTAAACCTATGTACGAATCTTGTGATAGTGCCTTTGATAAGGCTTTGAAGAAAACTCTTGACTTGGAAGGTGCTTACAGTAACGACTGTAATGATACTGGTGGTGAAACAGTGTATGGTGTGTCCCGTAATAACTTTCCTTCTTGGGCTGGTTGGAAAATAGTTGACCAACTGAAACGCCTGCACGGGGCTAACACATCTGAGTTTAAGTCTGCTATTCGAAACAATGCAGACCTCAATGAGTATGTTCGTAGCTGGTACAAGCAGGAGTTCTGGAATCCTTTTGAGCTGGATAATCTTACCAGCTTCCCTCTTGCTTTTGAAATTTTTGACCAGAGTGTAAACCTTGGTCGTAAGCAGACTACACTGCTCATTCAGCGAGCTTGCAATGCTCTGAACTACAAGAATATGTTTGGAGCTGACCTCAATGTTGATGGTATTGTTGGTCCCAATACTCGACGTAGACTTCAGGAAATCGGGAATGATTCTCGCTACACTGAATGTATGCGTCGTGCCCTTGACGGTCTCCAAGTTAATCACTATATCTCTCTTGGTCTCAATACTAATGGCCGCAGTGACTATCGTAAGTACATGCGAGGCTGGTTGCTGAATCGTATTGGAGAAGTTGAGGAGTAATTCATATGCACATTTGTAGACCGACTGTGGAATTTATTACGGACCTGTCCACTCTTGACCCTAAGGTCATTGTGGATGCAGGTCGTACCTGTTACAAAGCAAACAAACCTGACTACACTCCCGAAGAAGTTGACAAGTTTATTCGAAAACTTATCTTTGCTGAACATGAGAGTCCTCTCGAACATCTTAGTTTTACGGTTAAGTTCATTACTGACCGAGGTATCTCCCATGAACTTGTTCGGCACAGACTTGCAGCTTTCACACAGGAAAGTACTCGCTATGTGAATTATATGAAAGACAAGTTCGGCAGTGAAATTTCTGTAATCTTTCCTGACTACACAGGTGAGAAACTTAGTCTGAAAGCTCTTGAAATTATCAATAAGGCTTTCACACAGGACGAAGAAAACTATATGGCACTCATTGAGGAAGGTGTGCCTCCTCAGTTTGCTCGTAGTGTTCTGCCTACCAATTTGAAAACTGAGTTGGTGATGACCTGTAACATTCGAGAGTGGCGTCATATCCTTAAGCTGCGTTGTAGTCCTGCTGCTCACCCGGACATTAAGTATCTGTGTGACAAGATTTATGAAGAGCTTAAGAAATATCATCCTTACTTCGTTTGTGACATTGACATCAATAAAGAAGACGTGCACGGGTTTTAATTATGAATCCTGATATTTTGGATAGCACTGTTCTTGTAGAAGATACAAAATTTCACAGTTATAATCTCAAAGATATGTGTTGGGATGGTGTGAACTTTGTTAAAGCCAGTGCTGAAGTGTCTAAGTATGAAGCTCCTGTAATTCGCCTGTTTGGACAGGGTGATGATGAACACTCTTCTGGGCAGGAAATCCTGCTGTCTTTTCACACAGCACTCCAGCTTCGTAACTGGCTGAATAAGCTTGAGGGTGATGAAGGATTCATTCAGAAGGCTATTATTGAAGGAGCCCTCTCTCACGAACAAATCTTGAGTCTCTTTAAAATCTCTCAGGAACGTGAGGGTTTTACTCCCGGCCCGCTAAACCTGAATGAGCATCTTGATGAACCTCAGTGGGACACTTCCCTTAAGTCTGATAAAGATGAATAATCTTGAAGCCATCATGAAGATACCTACAGGCCCTCTTTGTCCACTATGTGAAGCAGAATTATTGTATGGCTTTTCTACAGAAGGTATTGAATCCTGTAAGGTGTGGTGTCCTGAGTGTGGACTTTGGGCAGAAGGTAAGGACTTGGATGACGCTCTGGATAGCATCGGAGCTTGCTAATAAAATAAGTAACATCTAATACTATATCCACTAAAGGTATTTCATTTTACAATTTGGAGAATAACAATGCCTGAAGTTGTTTGTGCTAACGCTCCTAGTTATGAAATTTTCATGAACTACCCTTGGGGAGAACTCCTGTCTCCTGACAAGGACCTCGGTATTCTTCCCCGTGGCCGAGAGTACCTTAATATCATACCAGACATGAGTGCAATTGCGATTACTAAAATCGGGCATCTTGGTTATGATGATAATGTTAAGTGCTCTACTATCATGCTGCCAATAGAGATGGCTTACCAGCTCCGAGATTTTCTGAACAAGAATCTTGATGACTATGCTTGGCGTCTTGCAGAGAATGGCTTCCTGAATGAGAAGCGTTGCAAGGTGCTGGCCAAGTTCAAAAAAGTTTACTATGAAGACGAAATCAAAAACCTCAACAAGTCCGAAGAAACCACGGACAACAAGACCGAAGAAGCCGAAGTTTCGTAGCAAGTACGAAGCTAAGGTTGCGGAGTACCTGACTAGTATAGGGGCTGAGTGGAAGTATGAACCCTGTTCTTTCTACTATCAGCCCCCGAAAGCTAAGTACACTCCAGACTTCTGGGTTAAGTATCCTGACGGTACCGAAGAGTACCTTGAAGTTAAAGGTTACTTTGACCCACGAGCAAGAGTAAAGATGGTGTTAATGAAACAGCAGCATCCGGAGTTGGACATCGCACTACACTTCATGCGAGAGAACTGTAAGCTTAGCTCCAAGTCTCGTACTACTTATAAGGATTGGGCAGAGAAATATGCTTACCGAGTACGACCTTTCAAATTATCATAGTCGGTACAATTGCGTAACAGTAGATGTACGGGAACGATTAGACGAATGCTTAAAGAAATTTACTAAGCATCCTTCTCTCGAACACTCGTTTATGATTCTGCAAGAAGAGTTCGAAGAACTTAAGAAAGAACTGTACAAGAAAGAGAGTGAACGAGATAATGACCGTATTTACGATGAAAGTATTGACCTTCTCGCTACTGTGTTTAGATTAGTACTCGACAATGACCTTTACAAACTGAGATTGGATTTTAAGTATGACCCATCTAACTAAGCTTGCTTGCTGGTTTTGTGGTCACGACTGGGAGGCACTTCGGACATTTGGTATAGATGTTAGTCCTCTAGGTCATGGACTTATGCGATATAAGAAATGTCGTAGATGTGGAAAAGAAGAAACAGTGTTCGAAGCTTTCGCTAACATTTTTAGTGGAACTCGTACTAAATCTCCTGCTCCACTGAAACCCAGCACCTCTCGTGGCCTCCTTGCACTGGAGGAAAAGGAATCCAAAGATGCCCTCAACAAAAGCACGAGTGTCGAAGAAAAAGAAACCGAAGCTTCCTCCGAATGTGACGAAGTTTCGAAGTGCGATGAGTGCAATAAAAGCTAAGTGTAAGGAATGCAGCGGGGGTAATGTTAAAGAAGTTGACATGTGTCCTATCGAGCATTGCCCCCTTTATTCCTTTCGAAACACTGAAGCAATAAATCTTTTTTACCCTAACCTTCTTACTAAGAATAAATAGTACTATGAACAACACTACTGAAGTTGCAGCTAAGCTGCCTGTGCACAAGCGTGATTTTACTGATGACATCAAAGCTTTTATGACTAAGTTCGCTGCGTATAAGCACATGCTTGGTCATGACATTTCTCTTCGCAAGTACATGTGGGACTGCTTTGCTGCTATTGTAGCCATGCACATTGAAGAGTACACTGTTCCTCAGTATGGTGACTATCCGAATGATAACCTCACCAATTTCAGTGCTGATGACTGTCTGACTAACATTGGTCGTTATGCTGCTCGACTGAAGACTAATAGTCGGGGTGAAGAGGAAACTCTGTCTGACCTGCTGAAGATTGCCCACTATGCAGGTAGTGCTTTCCTGAAGATGAAGGGATATGAAGAACTTTTTAAGCCCGAAGAAACTGCTGAAGTTGAGCCTGAGGCTAACGAGGTTGCTGAAGATGACCGACCCGATTGCAACGAAGAGACAGTCTAATGAAGTACTTGGTGGAGAATTTTCCACTGCAATATCTGGGTTTATCTGTCCTTTCACTGGTGTACCTTGTACAACAATTCCTACACGTCCTGTTCAAAGTTCTGGGGATAAACGGGACGATACTAATTTAAAGGTAGACTAGCATGGCTCGAACTTTTATCTGTTATGAAGATAACATCTACGGTCACATGCTTGGTGCTATTGTAGGGAAGTACGTCAAGGATAACTTCCCTAATGAGCAGATTGAATACTGGCCTAACTGGCAGTCGAGTAAGACTGTCAACCAGACTGCTATGATTGTGCCTAAGCACCTTGGTAAACGTGACACTATCTACTTCCTAGGTGTATCTCCCGCAGCTAATGCTTGGAGAGCTCTGTTCGAAACGTATCAGCCTAAGCGAATGGTGTGGTATGACTGTGACTCCTATGTCATTGACAGAGCAATGAATGCTTGTTATGAGGAAATGAAGAATCTTCCTGACGTTGAGGGGTACAGGTCTAATAATTTTGACCTTGGTGCTCGTCTGTGGAAGGACCTTTTTCCTGAAAAGAAAGTTCCCCCTTGCGTAAATTGGATTGACTCTTATTATCAGGGTAATCCTAATGCAAGTGCCCGAGCTTTCGTACACGGTCTTGAGCTGCTTGAGACTTGTCCTAAAGACTTGGAATCCCATCCTGATACGCTCTCTGATGAAGAGCGAGAGATGGGTGAGGTTGCCTCTAATGTATGGGAGGCTTGCTTCGAGGTTGACTCTCCTGCTAACTTTGGTGCAGCAGACTTCGACATGGAAGCTGAGATGCCTCGCATGAGATGGGATGCTACGTTCCAGATTATGAACATGGGTACGATTGTTGACACTCTTGTTCGTCTTCGTACTCAGGAACTCATTGACCATGACTGTTTCCGAAACATTACTCTTCCTGACGGTACTGTAGCACTTATGACTAATGCTCGTGAGTGTGACCCTGAGGTACTGAGGGAGATGTACACCCAGACTGGATGCACTACTCCTTATGCTGGGTGGTACTATATTGAATGCTTCGGAGCTCCTAAGTTCCAAGTTGCTCTTGTTAAGCTGGAGCAAGGTGAATCCTGTATTAACGTGGCAAAGAAGTTTGACCACGCTATCGGGAGTGATGACTTCGCTACTTTTCGTTGTGACAGTCTCGAAAACAGTGATACACGAAGCTACTGAAATTATAGCTTGTATCATGCATCTGAAAAAGAAACAGTTAGCCCTCTTGACAAGAGGTACAAGGAGTATTAAATATGAATGGTACTAAGATGTTCTTCCGTGCTTCTACTGCTGAAAAGGACTTTGAAGAATTTGAACTGACGATTCCCTCTCGTGAGTTCTCTGAAGCTGAGTGGGAACTCTTTAAGAAGATGCTGCCCATTGCTCTGCTTCAGGCTTTTCCCCCGGAAGAAGAGTCTAATGAAATGAAGATGAAAACTAACGTTACGGCTGACCTTGAAGTTACTAAGGCTGCCTAATCATTAAGCCACACAGCGCGAGCTACTTAGTTTGTTGCCCCTAGGTAGCTTGTTTCTCCTTGAGCGCCACCCCTAGTCGGGAGGGTGGATAAATATATCCCGACACAAATTTCCTAGAATTTCCTTCATCGTCTGCTTGAGCTTGTTTTGTAACCTCCAACCTCAGGCAATAAAAAGTTAGTGGATTCAGGCCCACTTTAAAAAATCCCTGTATTGTCTAAGAAACCTGACTGTGGTCAAGTAAAGTAGATGATGAAGGAATCAAATTTTCTCTAGTTCAAGTACACTGTGAGAGTGGTACCATGATGACCCACTTCAACACAAAAGAGTCTCAAGCCCTTGAAAAGAAAATAGTGGAAAGGTAAGCGCCCGTAAGCTTCGCAGTGCTTCTGCAACCTTCACTCGAAGCTAAACCTTTTAACACTTGACTGAGGTTGGTGCTACTCTCACATTGTACTTGAACTTAACAAATTTCCCCAGTTGCACTCTTGGTCTTCGCTTGTCTGAATACATGCCAAACAAAAAGACCGTCTAATGCCAAACCTCGCCGGAACCCAACCTGAAAAACCCACTGCCAACTGCGAGAGACCTGAGAGTGTAGCTGGGGATTTCTTTTTCTTTCAGCATGGCCTCCCTCCTATTAACCCTTACAATAAGGATAAACATATAATGTCTATCACTATCATCTACACCAATGCCGAAGGTTCGACCATGTCGAATACGTTCTCCTTCTACCGTAATCTTGACCAGAAGGATTTCGACAATATGGTGCTGACTGTTCAGCAGACTGTGAATAACATGCCCCTGAACAACCTGAACACTTCCGAAGGTGTCACTAATTCTTCTCCTGTTGTCAAAGAAGAATCTCCTAAGGTTCAGGAATATAAACCTATGGAAAACATTCAGGTTAAGCCTCGTCCCGTTTCTTCTAAGAAGGCAGCGTAAAAATATGTCTAAAACTTATGTTGAGTTTATGCTCGAACAGAAAAAGAGTCGAGTAATTCGTAACTACGAAAAACTCCTCAACCGTTTTGTAGAGTACATGGACCAGCTTGCTACCTCGAAGCTTTTTCTTGAGCAGCTTAACCCTGTTAATATGCAGGAAATGAAGCTTGGTATCTATGAGGAACTTACAGACAAGTTCAATAATCTCTATGAAAAAGTTAAGCATCAGCTTGAAGATGCTTGTGTGAATATTGGTCACTATGAGATTCTGAATGACCTTCGTCGTGGTAAAGTGAAACTCGTAGATGCTGAAACCAATAAACCCGTAAAGATAAACTTCCACATTCTCAAAGCTTAGTGCTTCAAAAACAAACACCTCCTTATATGATAGAAGCCCTCAGATGTTTTTTACTGCTTTCTCCATCTGGGGGCTTTTCTTTTTATAGGGAGTACAAATTTTACTTGACACTCTTTCTCGAAGTATTATATATTTAGTGCGTAATCGTACTGGGTACAGGGACATAACTACCTCTCTTCCTATTGTCCCCTTCCACTTGCGGAGTGGTTCTTGGGTACATTCGAGCTTGCGTACCTTTTAAAGAACAGACATGCACTTCGTAAAGGAAACACTAACCCTCCAACCAATAGGGGCCATCTACTTTGCTAAAGGCGACAGCAAGGCAGATGGCCCTTATTGTTTTATGTACCCTAAAATCACACGAGGATTGATGCTAAGCAACGTTTTTAAGTAACCTATATAAACAGTTAGCCCCTGTAAGTTTCATCGCTTACAGGGGCTTTTCTGTTTGATTTTGAGGTATGTGAGCTAGGTCTTTCGATAGTAGTTCTTACTAAGTGTCATACCGCCAAGACCAAGCATACCACCGAGGATACCAAGAAGGTACTCAACATCCATAGGTTGCACGTGATTGATGAACGGACCATCCATAAAGGAGTTAGCCACGCTAATGACGGTGTTGGCTAAAGGTACATAGATAGTGTTCATACCAATACCTACACCACACATGTAACCTACGAAGTCTCTCCACTTCGAACCTTGTGTCTGAGACACATTGTTGAGGTTAACCTGAGCCAAGTCTACTGTAGTAAGTTGCTTGAGCTTATTAACCTCAGCTTCTAGTTCTTGAGTACGTCCTTCTTTGTCGAGGTTAAAGAGTTTCTCTTTCCAACACTTCTTGTCGTCATCAGTTGTGTCAACAAGTTGGTCAATGAGAGAGATACCTATACTGAGAAGGGTACCCATCAGAGGAAGTGCCATTGTGAAGTTCCTCCTTTTAACCAATCACACCAGCTTGATTAGCAGATTTAATGAACTGCTTCATAGCACGTTGCTTGAGTTGGTTTATCTGGTCAAGACGTGTAGCCTTGGTGTCAGAAGAAATGGAGGGATTGTTCATTAACTTACGCTCTTGTTCTCGAAGCAGGTTAAGCTGTTGCTGAAGTTTATTCAAGGTAGGCTTGAGCCTGTAGCCTTGGAGATTATCCATCAGTACAGCTCTCTTTTCTTCAGGAGTGAGTCTCATGTCAGTTCGAGCAGTGTCAACTGCGTTAATCTGAGTGAGTACATTAGTTCTCATCTTCGAGAACATAGCACTGGTGTCACTGTCCTGAGTAGTCTTGTACAGAACTTTAAGACCGGGCACTTTACCCACATCAATGTGGTCTAACCCATAGCGAGCCCATTCGTCAACTCTACCAAGGAGACCAAAGGTAATACGTCCAAGGCCACCGAGGTAGGCGTTAGCAATGTGTTCAACACTTTCGGGAGAGACATCAATGATGGGAGAGAGAGCTTTAGTCAGCCACACAAGACTGGGGTTGGCTGTGCTCCAATACTTTTCATGGTCAGGGATTTCACCTCGCAGGTTCTCATTGCCGGTAGGCATAATAGGATTACCTGCAAAGTTCTTGTTCATAGACAACTGCCACAGAGGACGAATAATGCTGGGAACAAAAGCAGTCCAGCCTTCATCAGTACCACCAATGGTTGCGAAGTTGTTGAACATCTTACCAATGATAGAGGAAGCAGCTTCCGTAGCGTTGGGGCCGGGGTTGCCGTAAGCAGCACTGTGACCAGCTTCGAAGATGTTCATAGCAAGGTTCCAGAACATGTCGAAACCATAAGTAATCGGGATAGTGATATAGTCACCCTTACTAAAAGGATTAGGAAGGATGATGTTACTAGCTTTGATGTATTCAGGAATCTTATCATAGAAGCTGACACCATCATCATCGTCACCCATGAGAGCACGAGCAATGATAGCTTGCAGAGCGTAACCCAGCATGGGATACATAGCGAATCTAGCTACGTGATTCCAGTCAGTCTTGCCAGTTTTTCTGTCCTTACGGAAGATAGTCTCCAGCATACGAACGTTACCACCAATGCTAGCACTAGCGAACATGTACAGAGAGTTGAAAATAGGAGCCCAGCTACCTTTTCGAGAGAAGTTCACAGTAAGGTTGAGGGCAATGTTAGCAGCTCGACTGTACATTTCTTCGTAGCTGAAAGGTCTACCGTCAGCAGTCCTACCGGCTTCAGCGTAAGGCTTAAGGCGGTCTACGATTTCTTTGAAAGCAATGTAACGAGTCATGTTTTCGAGAGAGTTACTCACCTCATCCATGTACTCCATCATTTTATTGATGTTACTACGTTGCTTTTCAAGAAACGTTTTGGGATTCTTGTCCTTCAGTGCAGACAAGATGTCTTTCCTTAACGTTTCATAAGTGTTCGTTCCAAAGTATTCAGTCTGTCCGCCGTAGTTCAAGTACTGTTCGTAGTCACTCATGAACATCTTCATCTCATCACTGAGACCAGACTTGATAGTCTTAGTAGAACCATCCTTATTCTTAATGGTTACATCATTGAAGGTGCCGTACTTACGGAAGTACATAAGAGCATTACGAACACTGTTCTTAGTAAGTGTCTTACCAAGACCGTTGACCAGAATGGACTGAGAGATTTCCTTGGAGTTAGGAATGCCAAGGGCTTCAAGTTCCTGACTCAGTGCGCTGATGTTAATAGCAGCAGACACGGTATCTCGAATGGGGTTGGTAATCCAGAACAAAGGATTTCGAGAAGTCATGTACTTTCCAAGCTCGTGTTGGATAGCACCAATAGCTCGAACAACACCAGAAGCTCTAGTAATGTTCTCAGCTCTAAGAGCTCTAGCCACACCACTGTCATGTAGTAACACCCTCTGTACAGTACCATCCTCATCAATAACTGCCACAGTGTTTTTCATTTCACCTTCGGCAGTGTGCTTAGTAGGCACAAGAGAGATGTCACCAGTCTGTTTGTTGACTACACGTTTCATAGCACCGTGGTCAACAACGTAGACTTGCTCACCAGTTTCAGGGTCAGTAGTGAGTCTAGGTTTACCCCAGTCTTTGTCATTCTTATCTCTGTACTCTACCATTTCGAAGATACTAGTAGCGTCAGGATTGTTACGAACAAGTCTCAGAAGAGAACGACCAATGTCAACAGTACGAGAAAGGTTACTCACATCATAGAGCTGAAGGATGGAGTGCAGAATAGGATTCTGAGCTTCACCTTCACGACCAGTAGCTCGCTTCATTATCTTCTTCTGAACGTTAGGAGTAGACAAAGACCGACGAGTGTTGCTGTTGTACCAAGCGGGGTCAAGTTCCTGTACCACATTCTCCCAACTCTTGAAGGGCATGTAGTACTTGTACGTAGCTCTCCAGTTATCAATGACTTCCTTCGGGATAATCTTCTTTTCTTCGAGTAGACGAAGACGCTCATTGTTAATCTTCTGGAGTTGGTCCATTACCTTGTTCATGGACTCAGAGCTGTACTTGTTGATGACACTGCGGAAGTAGTCCTGACTTTCCTGAAGAGATGTACCCTTCTTACCCGGAACGAGGGGGAAGTCAAGACCCTTCTTAGCTCCGAAGTCGTTACGCTCATAGGCAGCAACAGCTTCAACATAGTCAGATACACGAGCAAAGGTTACTCTGTAGTCTTCACCCGGAAGGGCTGTGTCACTGATAAGGTCAACAAGCGGGTCAACAAAGTTGGTCTTGTACTGTTGAAGTGCAAGAGCTTGCTGACTGGAAAGATGCTGGCTAAGCTTGTAGACGTTAGTGTCCCAAGTGACACGAGCTTTGTTATCAGCTTTCTTTCCCAAGTCCTTAACAGCTTGAATCATTCGTTCAACAGGACGGAAGCTATCAATCAAACCTTCTCGAAGGTATTCGACAGTGTTTTCTCTATTAGCTACTACCTCTTGAACTCTGTTAGAAAAAGGGAATCGCTGAGCCGCCTCAGCCTCAGCACGTTCAACACGGGTCATAGATTCAAGGTTGGGGTCAAGAGAACGAGCAAGACCAGTCTGAGGAATGGTTCTATAATGTGCTCCAATGTCAGCAGCACCCTGACCAGCAGATTCCATAGACAGTCTGTCAGCAGCTACAGTAAGAAGTGACTTAACATCATCAAGGGTAAGGTCAGTCAGTCCCAGTTTGCTGTCAAGTTTCTTAATGAAACTGTTCAGATAACCCTTTGCCAGATTGCGGGACTCAAGAAGATTGTTAATCTTGTGACGTTCGGAAAGTTTAGCAAAGACTTCTTCAGCCTGCTGTCTTTTATTGAGCTGGTCAAACTCAGGAATAGAAGCAGCAGCTCGTTTCCAAGTAGGAGTATTCTCGAACTTCCTCCTGAAATCGTGCAGGAAGTTACCGAGTTCCGCAGGGCTCATAATGGCACGAAGACCATAGTGAGCAAGACCTTCATGCACAAGAGTACGAGTAGCTATTTCTTTGACAGACTTTTTACGCTGTTTAGCTTCAGCAACAATGTTATCTGCAACAAGATAAATCTTCTGGTCACGAGTAATGTAACCAGTTCTGCCAGCAGCTTCGGGAACATCCACACTGTCAACAATAGTGACGTTGTGAGAAAGCAGAGGAAGCATCTCAAGGGACGGTGTAATACCCTGAGTAACTAGCTTTTTACTAGAGGTGTCAGCATTAGTACGAAGCTGTTCAATGTTCAGATTAAGGAGCTTATTGAGAGCCTGCTTTGCTTTAACAAGACCGTCATTAAGTTTCTTAGTCCAAGACTTTTTATCAACATTCTTGCTAGTAGATTCAAGTCTAATAGCAGCGTGTCGGACATCTTCAACAGCCTGCTTATAGTCCTCATCAGCTATTGCTCTAGTAACATCAAGATTGCTCTTGTCTTTAGGAGTAAGCTTAGCAGATTCCTTAGGAGACTTAGCTTTCGTAGGTCTAGTAGTGGCATCAGTCATCAGCCACGTACCTTCCACAATGTCAGGCGTGTAGTTGTAGAAAGCATCCACAGCTTCGGGGAACCTAGAAATCATAGGACTCTTAATTTCAGGATTACTTTCAACAAAGCCTTTGACTTCGGGAGTGGTTCCGTAGAAGCTGTCAGGAGTTCTGTCAAAGTCCTGACCACCTTCAGGAAGCATGAGCTGTTCACGACCGGGACCTACAGGGATAGTCTCACCCTCTGCGTTAAGAGCAATGGTATCAACACCGGTGTCCGTAGTACCCATCGGGATAGCTTCAGACACAGCAGGAAGATTAGCTTGACCTTCAGTAAGCGCTAACTGAAGAACGTTATTAGCTTGTACAGAGGGTGTACCAGAAAGGAAGCTATCAACAGAAGTTTCGAAAGGAGTAGCACTGGGAATTACAGAAGCTTCTCTGTTGTAGAAGGTATCTGGAGTCTTGTCAAAGTCAGTAACAGTATCAGGACGTTTAGCTCTACGAGCAGCAGTACGAGCTTTCAGTTCTTCAGCACGTCTTTTCTTTTCAACATTATCAAGACTTTTACGCAGAGTGTCGTACAGAACTTTTTCAGAACGAGTAGGTGTGTCAATGACACCACCGTCGTAGATGTCCTGCAAGTCTACGTAAGCTTGGTCAACGGTGTACTGAGTAGTAGCAAGATTGTTAGTACCCGCTTCGATACGAGCCAGTGCACCATTCATCTTCTGAAGACGCTTGATAAGCTCATTACGTTCCTTCTTGCCAGCAGCAATCTGGTCATCGAGTAACTTAGCAAGTGCCATGCTGCGGGTAGCTTGAGAGCTTTTACTTCTACGTTCGGCAAGGCTAAGCTGAGCAGAAACTTTATTGAGACGTTCTCGCACAGCAGCAGCTTGCTTATCAAACAGAGCTTTAGCTCCACCACGAATCTGGATAAGCTGAGAGGCACCGAAGGGATCACGAGCCAGACCAGACTGGTCCGTGATGATAGTGTCATTCATCAGCTTGTTAGCCAGTTTCTTTTCTTCCTTAGCAAGAGTCTGCTGAATAGAACTAACACGTTCTTTAGCACCTTCCTGAAGTCTGACCTGAGCAGCCCTGTTAGCAACGAGCTGCTTGTTAAGGTCAGCAATCAATGCCCGCTGCTGTTCAGGAGTAACGTTACGAGGAGGCTTGCTAGACAGTTTAGCAAGCTGATTTGTAAGAGTCTGTGCTTCAGCATTCAGTCTAGTGCTTTCTTCACTAAGCTGTCGCTGAGTCTGTGCAGCAGCATTTCGCATAGAAGTACGCAGCCTCGTAGCAGCTTCAGCAGTAGCTTCAGAAGGAGTCTTCATCTTCTGCTCGAAGTCACTGTAGAAGTTATCGAGCTTATCAAAGTTCTGTGCATAGTATTCCCCAATAGGACTAGACACAGAAGGAGTTCGATTGTAGAAAGAATCTACAGTGCTATCGAAAGGAGCAGGATTAGAAGGAAGATTAGCAAGATAGTCCTGAGCAGCCTTGCGTTCTTCAGCATATCGAGAAGCAGATATATCAGAAGTGTCTCTAGTAGACTGATTGGCAAGAAGAGCCTTGAGCTGAGCAGGAGCCTGCTGCTTAGCGCGGACCCTAGAGACAGCACCAATAGGAGCACCAAAGATACTACCAAGAAGACCAGATTCAACCAGACGCATGATATCCTGAGGAGTAAATTCAAGCTCAGGACTTTGGAGCTGTTCATTGATAATATGGGTAAGTTCCTGAAGGGACTCAGTACCACCCTCAGCAAGAGCACCTTTACCCAGACCTTTAAGGAAAGCAGTCCTAGTCTTCTCAGAAGCAAGGGTCCTGAGAAGTTTTTCACTAGCAGCCTTAGAGACAGGACGGCCAAGAGCTTTAAGAACAAGACCACCGGCAGGACCAGCAAGGTCAAAAGCACTAGCAACAGCACCTGTGGTGAGGTCCATCCAAGGAGATGTACCTTCGACACCGTGACGTTCTACGTCAGTAAGGTAAGCCTGACCACCTTCAGCTCCAACTCCGTAGCCGTAGGCACCAGCAAGAGCACCACGCTGAAGAGCCTTCTTGGCAGCACCCTCGGCCAGTTCCTTTCCAGCAACCCTAGCAGCAAGAGCAGCACCGCCACGGGCAGCAAGACCACCAGTACCACCAGTAGCAATGGTACCTATCAGGTCAGGAGCAAGGTCGATAGCACTCTCTTTCAACCAAGTAGAGAAGTCACCTTTACCAGAAAGAACATCTTCGAGACTAGCAACAGTTCGAGGAGTTTGTGCAGCGATGTTGTTGAAATATTGAGAGGTTTCAAGACCCCAGTCTCGAACAGAATCAGCACCAATAAGGTCACCGAGTAGACCGACACCACCAGCAAGACCAGCAAGAGACTGGGGAACAGCACGATTCAAGAATTGGTCCCAAACTCCGGGAGCTTCAGCAGGAGTGGGGGCATCTCCATATACAGGAGCCATGCCTGTACCGGGAGTAACACCAGCAGCAGCCTGTGCTCTAAGATAGTCAAGATACGGATTAGATTTAGCCTGAGCAGCTTGGACAGCAAGTCTCTGCTGATAAAGTTTTTCCATCTCAGCACGAGCAATAGCACGGTTAACAGCCTGCTGTTCAAGCCAAGTCCCTATCATCGCTGAAGTGGGGTCATAGCTATTAGTCAAATATTCAGTAAAGGAACCAGCCATAATTAAGACATCCTTCTATCTTAATGATTAACACCGAGGGGCGTAGCAGGAGTAAGTAAACCAGAAGTACCCCACTTACGAGTATTGATAGGGGGTGTTATTTTATGTTTACCAGTAGGGTCAATCGGAGGTTTAGCCGCTTCAGCAGCAGCTCTAGCCCACTCTTGCTGAAGACCAGCAGCAGAAACATCCAGTGCTAGATACGGGTCCATCTTAAGACCGTAGACATTATCCTGAAATCTCTTCTTCAAACCAGACAGAGCTCTCCAGTACTGAGCCTGCTGTTCAGGAGTTGCCATACTAAGGTCATACTTACCATCTGCATTCGGAAGAATACCAGCTATCCTAGCAGCAGCATTACTCTGAAGCTGTTCAATACGAATAGTATCCATCGCATCAAAGCCATCGAAACCACCATCATCACCAGCTCCACCTCGGCCACCGCCTCGACCACCACGGCCACCAAGACCGCCTCGGCCACCTCCGGCACCCATGCCGAGCATAAGACGAAGCATCAGTTCTTCACTACTAGCAGCACCCTTATTCTGCGCCTGAGCAAGAGCAAGTTCGATACTCTGACGAGCAGCCTCACGGTTCATCCAATTAGCTTTGGCATGACCAAGACCAAGACCGTAGTTAAAGAGCAGAGCGTTCTCAGCATCTTTACCAGTACGGTTAGGAGTAGTACCAACAACAGTACCATCCATTCGGACAGTCTCGATGTTCTTACCATCCTTAGAAAGCCTACGGACGGCAGTGCCATCAAGAGGATTCATAGCGTTAAGCGCATCAAGGTAACCAGTGTCGCTGTTGTACAGACCCTTACGGAACTTATCGAGAGTACGAAGGTCTTCGTTAGCACTCTTACCAAGAACGAGAGCAGTAGCAGCTTCGTCTTCCTGATAGGCTCGCATCATATTGCGAAGGTTAGTATCAAGATGCCACTCACGAAGTTTATTAACAGCGTCAACATTAGCAAGGGCACGAGTATTCCAATTGGCAGCGGCAGTCATGCCATCGAATACAGAGGTACCGGGATAACCAACTTCATTCCAATCTATCATAGTATTATACTCGTAATCTTATTTATAAAAAGTATTTTCGAAGTCATCCCAAGTAAACTTAGGTTCACCCCAACCAAGAGCACCACCAATATTACCAATGCCTTGAGTGATACCACCAACAGCACTACCAAGAGAACTCCACAGATTACCATTACCACGGTTCTGACCGCTTAAGCCAAGAGACATATTCTGAGAAGCTCCACTGGTCAGAGAACCAATGCTCATGCCGGGAGTAATAGTACCAGCATCGTACAACATAGAAGGATTCGTGTAATAATTCTGGGCATCAGCTTGACGCTGAAGGGAAGTATCTTCAGCTTGCCAAGTAGCATTAGTTCTACCAGCAGCCTGAGCAAGAGCTTCATTTTGACCCATAGTGGTACCATAATTAGCCCAAGCACCACTGTTGGGATTGATACCCATACTGGCCATGTTTCGGAAGTCTTGATTACGCTGATTGTTGAAAGCACTAGTAATATCAGCACTAGCCTGAGACCGATACCGATTAGCAAGAACATCCTCACCTTCAGTTAATCTACGAATAAGAGACTTACGGTCTTCATCAAGGATGGGGTTAGTATCTTCAGCGAGGTCAATCAGTTCGTCACCACGGTTGAGCTGGTAATCCCGCATTTTCATTTGATACGGTCGAGCTTCCCGAATATCATCATAGTAGTTACCAGCAATAAATTCTTCGATAGGCCAATAATACTTGTTGTACAACCTATTGTACGTATTTACAGCATCTTTCTGTAGAAGAAGCTGCTGGAATGCAAGGTCTTTAGCTTGTTTCTGTACGCCAGACTGGCCACCTTTTCCACCAAAGAGACCACCTGCACCAGAAAGAAGGCCACCAGCAATGGAGCCTACACCAGACATAATAGTTCCGAACATATTTATTTACCTTCTTTTTCAAGCTGAGCGTTAATAGCAGTCTCGAAAGTCTTAAGATTTTGATGAAGCTGAGCGAAGTAGTTGTACAGTTCAGCCGAAACATTTCGAGGAATGTCAGGAAGTTTAATTGTAATTTTATTCGCCATAATATTTACATACCTTATTCAAGTTCCCCGATGCTAGAAGCTAACTGCACGCGAGAAATGGGAATGGTACTAGTGATGTCTACGTAAAAAGAGTCACCACGGAAGCCAGCAGGCAGACGGAAGGGGAAGTTGTTGTACACGTACACAGTCTTACGAATGCGGTCATCAACATAGAAGTCTAGCTTACACCAATGCTTACCTAAGTTAGAAAGCCAGTAGCTATTTGTACTAGCGTCCCCATTGATAGAAAAGACATTTACCTGCGGAGTGTTGAAAGCATTTGAAGCTTTGTCGTAATTAAAGTCATAGAGCTTCAACTGGAAGCTATCATCATAGAAGTTCACTTTACCAGCGGCAAGGGTGAACAGACCTTCTGTGTTGATGAACTTTTTACTGCGCCACTTGTACACTCGTTTAACAGAGTTACTTTCACCAAAAGCAAAGATGCGAGGCTGCATCAATACAGGACTGATATACTGAATGAATACCTGCGAAGAGGAATCATCCTGCCAAACACAAGAAGCTTTCTGAGAAAGTCCGAGAACTCCAGTCTTAATTTCCTGAAAGTCAATTACTGCTCCATTGTATTCAACAATATCGCTATCAAAGAACATCAGGTATTTACCTTGATAAGAAGCAGCTTTAATAGTCTCAGGATTGTAGTCAGCCCAAGCTCTGTCAGAGATAATCGGATACGTCATTCGAGTAGCACCATCTTGTGTTACTCGAATGAGACCATACTTCGTAGCGTAGATAACACTATCAGCCATACTGACAATGCTGTCTTTACTGACACAAGCATGTGCTTCCTGAATAGGACGAAGAATAGAAGCACTAGGGTCATTAACAACTACAAGGTACGTATTACTCTGTGTACAAATGACAAGTGTATTACCGAAACTACCAAGACCAACTACGTTGTAGTCAAGCGGGATAGCGTATTCGGAAGGGAAGGCATGTCCTTGGTACGGATAGGAGAGATAAACTGTGTTACCTTTAAATGCTGCAAAGACACCGTTGCCTACAGAGATAAGACCTTCGAGATTATCAGGACAAGTCCAGTTAATATTCTGAGGAACTTCTCCGAGGTCTTCTTCTTTGAACTCATCTTTAAAGGAATAAGTGCTATTACCAGAGTTATACTCTACACCGGGAGGCATAGCACCACCCTTGCTGTTGAAGCTGGTGACATATCTCCACTGGCCCTCACCAGAGGAAGTCGTACTAGCTCGGTAAATGTAAACCCAGTCAGCGTGCTCATCAGTAGCTGCATTAGGCTTAATGTTCGAAAGCTTAGCTACATGGGTTTCGTCTACTTCAACATAGGTAACGCCACCTATAGTCTTAGCAGCATCAGAGCAAGGGCCAAGGTCTATCTTACCAGAAGACCAATGTCTAGCATAAGCTATAAGATAAGCTCTTGTTTCTTGAGCAGCACCGGCACCTTCTACCTGTTCAAGAGTGGGAGCATCTGGCTTCGAGATACCTGCCTTATACGAGTTACTCGTCGTAATTGTAGTGTCAGTTTTATTAAGAAGATTACTGTCGAAAGTACGAAGCTCACCAAGACCTGTGATGTACACCTGATTAGTAGCATCGTCAATAACAGCACTGCGAGCTAGGTCAACATCTTTGTCAAACACAAGCCATTGTTTAGTGCCATCAGTACGCAGGTACCTGTACATGTCTGCATACAGTTTATCTATTTCATGTTCGATAGTATCCTGTCGAAATGCTTCCAAGCCACCACTGATGATGTTTCCATCAACAATAAGTTGAGCAGCCATGTTATCAATCAGATAAGGCTGAAAGCGAGGAAACATTCCTAGATAGTTTGACAAAGAATATTTCATAGGAGACCTTTATTTAATCTTCATAATATATGCAAGTGCGTAATATGGAGGAAGTGTATCGTCAGGAATAGTTACTTTAGTGTCATGATTGTGAGGCTTATCCCCACCGGTGTCTTCAGTATCAATTCCTGCACCCCAACTCCAACCATTTATCCAAGTACCTTCTGTATTCTTACCGGTTTGGTCAGGCACTCTGTGATGATGTTTCGGCATTTCATCAATAGTAAGCTGATGATTGAGAACTTCAACTTCAATATCAAGATGGTCTATGCCACCGCTAGTAGCTACAGGATATTTACTCCCTGCACAAACAATGAATCTATCCTGAAGATTCGGAGTGTTGTTGGTACCATCACATTTATGCCAGTCTGTTCTAGCTTTACCCGTATTACTATCAATAGGGAAACCACCACTGTTGAACACACCAGAGAAAGCGGTGATTACACCGGGGAAAACTTTAAGATAATCACAGTTAGCAGGTGTAAGACAAGCATCAGTAACAACACCATCTTCAACCTCAGCTTCCGTAGCTACACGAATACGGCCAGCTTTAGTAGGGGAAGCATTAACGTCATTGAGAATTGCCTGAATACTTTCAGCAGTCAAACGATTTTCAACTACAGCATTCTGTGGAAAAGCAAGAGCTTTAGTACCCTCCTGAGCACGAGCAACAGTGAACTCATCACCAGCTACCTTGGTAACCTTCATAATTTCCCAAGTACCATCGCCGGGATTAACGACAGTAATCTTAAAATAATCAGTAGGAAGACTGAGAACAGGAAAAAGCTGACCAGCATCTGTAGCTACGACAAGTGTAGTAGTGTCTTTTTCGATGGCGTTAGCAAGAACCGTACTTGCATTGTTAGCAAATTTAATTTCCATATCAATGTACCTTATTCAGCAAGAGGATTCTTGGGCCAAGGAATATTTTCGACAGGAGTACCAGCCCACGGAAAGGAAGGGTCTTTCGTGATGTCTCGAAGAGCTTGACGATAGGTCTCAAGTTCCTGTTTACTACTGTCGGTGATAGGATAGTCAGCCATCATCAGATAATCTGTTTTAGCAATTCGATGGTCTCGCTCTCTACGAATATTTTCAGCACACAGCTCAGGATTATTGGCGGCATCAGCAGCTTCTTTAATAAGGCGTGTCTTTTCTTCCGTAGCTAACAATACATAGGGCATTACATATACAGGAATGTCTGCATCAGTAAGCTCACGGTAGGTAAATTCGAACTCTATGTGCTTATCTGTAGGAGTCCAATGAATAGCTCGAATGGTGCCTTCTGGAGAAGATAGTGGGATAAATTTATCTGAAATAAATACTTCATTATTATAAATGATAAGTTTATCCTCAGGAATAAATACTAAGGTATCCGTCATAATTAGTACCTACTTAATCTTAATAATGTACGCCAATGCATAATATGCAGGACGGTTGTCATCTGACGCCGATATTGTGTGGGTGTGCGCCTGACTATTACCTGTGAAACTTGTCCCTTGGCCATGCCAGTTACCATAACTACCAGACATACCACTATTAGCAGGAGCTGAAAAAGGAGATGTATTACCAGAGTTCCAATGGTTGTGGCTCGGAAGCTGAGCAACAGTTAGTGTGCAAGGTCCTGTAGTAATTTCTCTAGTGTTGCTACCCCCAGTAATACCAATACTGATAGGAGTATCACATCCCATAATAAATCGGTTACGTAGGTCAGGAGTACCATCACCTCCGTCGCAAATACGCCAGTTCTTGTCTCCAACAGTGCCACCAGTAGGAATAGGATTGACACCATCAAATTCACCAGAGAAGGCTACGATGCCACCTTTAATAAAGGCATTAACCTGAATCTCATTAAGGACTGGTTTAAGATTTTCTGGAGTACAAGCAGCAGGAGCGATAGGCTGAGTAGCACCATTCCGAATTTCATCAGTAGAAGCAATTCGGAAGATACCGTGTTCTGTGTCAGTCCCAACAGACTGTTGGAATACCTGAGTAATACTGCCAGCAGTCAGTCGATTTTCAATTGTAGTCCCCTGCTTAAAAAACTTAGCAGTAGTACCTTCCTGCGCTCGCTCAACAGTGAAAGTAGTATCAGACTTTGCAGTACACTTCACAATTTCAAAGTTACCATTGTCATCAACAAGAGTAAGCATGAAATATGAATCACTGTACGGAAGCTCTGGAAAGTAAGAAGTCTCACCGGAGGCTACCGTGATAGTATTCTCAGAGGTTTGAATATCTTTCGCGATACGAGTACTAGCATTATTTGCAAATTCAATTCTACTAAGCATAACTATTAAACTCCTACGAACAAAGCAGGGGTCATCTGCACAGTGTTAAGAGTATACACTACCAGTTCTTCATTTGTAGTGTCACCCGTTTTGGGAACTTTTACAGTAACTTTGATTTCTTCCGAAGCTTTAACACCAGACTCTCTACCCGGAATTACAAAGTAAGGTTTACCAGTAGAAGTATCATAAAAGTTAGGAGCAGTGATAGTAGACTCAGTTTCAACAATCTTCCACTGATTCTTAGTATAGGTAGGCAAGGACATCAAGGCTTCGCCAGCCTTAGAAGTCTTTTCGTGAGCACTACCATCACAATGAATCCATCCAGCAGGAAGACCAGCAGGATGTTCAAGACGGAAAGCGAAGAACGGAACAAAGGCAGCAGCACCTAAATAGGCATCAAAAAAACCTTTTGTAATCCGCATTTCAACCTTAGTAGAAATAGGAAAGTTTTTCGCAGTAGTACCATCTTGTGCACGAGTAATGTGCATCAAACCCGTAGCAGGATTACAACGGGTAACTTTCACAATTTCTTGTTCATTATTGTTGGGATTAATAAGTGTAACAAAAAAGAAATTCGGAGAAGCTGCGGTAATCTCTGGCCAATTGCCATTAATGTCAGAGATAGTCATACTTTCATCTGAAGACGTAATAGCCTTCGAGAGAGTAGACACGCAGTTGTTCTCATAAAGAACTCTAGCCATAAATAAAGTACCTTCTTAAAGTTTAGTAGCTATAATACTACATAGTGAACAGAGCGTTCTTAAGCTTAAGCATTTCATCCCGCTCTTCAGTATTTGCAGCTTTGTACATTTCGTGCAGCAAATCGTCCAGCGCCATCAGAGCGTGCATGAACTCCTGCTTAGAAGCAGTAGCATATTTCTCGCCCTTGGTTTCAAGCTGACGGTACTCTTTCCAACCGCCAATCTCATCACCCAGACGATGCCAAGCTTCCATAACAGGACATTCTTTCTTTTCTTCCATGTGCACAGGAAGAACGGTACCAGCTTCAGTGTCAATAACAAACTTATTCATATTACTTCTCACAGTGTATATATACAGAAAAGGAGCCTAAGCATCCAAGACTTAGGCTCCTAATCAGTCAACTGATACTACGCAGCAGGAGTAGCAGTCTTAGTCGGCGTGTAATGATTGATAGCGAAAGTCTGGAGACGAGCCACAGCGGCATCGGCAATAGCGTTACCCTGAATGGTGCTCTTCAGTTCGCAGTTTTCACGACGCAGACGCTCCAGCTCAAGCTCAGTGAACTTTTCGTTAATCAGATTAGACTGACGTTCAAAGCCCAGAGCCATAGCGTTAGCGTTTTCACGAATCTGACCGGACAGACGGCACTCCATAGACTGGAGATTGTTAGTGGTACGTTCCTGCATCAGACGAACTTCGGCAGCAACACCATCAATCTTACAGGCAATGGCATCCAGATTACGACCCATCGTGCAGCAGCAATCCCGCACGGTGTCATTCACATTCCGGGTAGCTTCATAGTTACGGTCGCCCTGATTGCGGACAGCAGCCATGACCTCAGCGATAGAGCTGCACAGCTTCGTGTCGAGAGTAAAGAAACCGTTGGTAGAAGCAGTCTGCGCGGCAGTGATACGGTCGTGCAGACCGATAATGCTCTGACAGTTGTTGCCAGCCATTTCGGCGAAGGCGGCCTGATTGCGAGCGCCGAGATTATTCCAGCCACCACCAGCGAACAGGAACAGCAGCAAGAACACAAACATGAACATACCTTCGCCACCGAAGGTACGGTCATAACCACGCTCGCGGCACAGAGCCATCAGACCGGGCAGGTCCATATTCTTATTACCCTGCATCAGAGCAAGCAGACCAGCAATGTCATTCATATTCGAATCCTTATTATCATCGTCCGAAGCTTCAGTGTGAATCACCAGCTTCGTCGGTTTAATATGATAACCACCTTCACCAGAAGAAGTCACGTTAGTCGTGGTCTCCTCGTGAGTGGTCTTTTCCATATCGTAACCCATTGGTTACTCCTTCTTGTTAATACAAGTTGAAGCACATAGGCATAGCTCTGGACTTTTTGAGGTTCAGAGCTATACTTATATAGCGTACCAAACTTTAAGAAGATACTTATATAAGTACTAGAGTAGTGGCTACACTACCCCAACATATAGATGGGTACGATAATAGATTTGTCAAGAGACTTGGATAGCTATATTTATAAATTACGAAGTTCAACAGGACATTGTCTACGAAGAACTTCAGATTCATAGCTGGTTTTACAATGGTCTTTATCAAAGAAGAGTAAAGTATCAACAAGCTTTCGTGGCCAGTCTATTCCCTTTAAGTTCCATCGCCAGCACCTAGAAGATAAAGTCTCATCCGCCCAGTCAAAAAGAAGAGTATTTAGTAGCTGGTCAATAGCTATAAGTATTTGTTTAATGTGACGCATTTTCAGCCAAAACAACTGGTGTGGGTGTGAAATCAGTTACGAACTTAATGTCAATAGCATTAAGCTCATCTACAGTCTTAGCTGCTTCTATAGCAGCACGAAGCTGCCATTTCGTAGCATAAAGAGAGTGAGCGTATTGAATAAGTTCAAGCTTCATAGTCTTCAGATTGTCAAGAGTAACTTCATGAAAATCATTATTAGCATCACAAAACTGAGTCGTATCAATACTGGTCATTTCCATCTGTGAAATAAGACCAGAGACATCTCGGTTAGCTCGTTCATTAGCATCAATAGGAAAACCAATAGAGGACTGAAGAATACCACTTTCCTCTGCTTCGTGATGCTTCTGAGAAAGTTCTTCGAGCTTTTTAGTACGAACTTTTTCAGGCGTAGGTCCGGGAATAGCTATAATCTGAAAACCTGTAGGGATTTCTTTGATATAAGCATTATGTGTATTGCACCAGACTGCTGCCTCTGGTGGATAAGTTCCTGTAAAAGTTTGTCCTATGTTAAATTCCATAATAGTTCTCCTTTAATATCCACAGGCGTACCAATCAGCAGTAATAAATGCTATAGTGCAGGAATTATGACCGTGGCAAACAAACCCAGTTGTGTTTTTTGTTTCGATGGAAACACCTTCACCAAAAGATTTTGACGTGACATCATGTGCCTCTGTAATAAGTTGATACGTTGAATAAGTGAAAGGTTTGTTGAATGTTATTGTCATCGACGATTCCGTAACGGTAATGTCACTTTGCCCCTGCTCAATAAAACCATCACTCCACTTACGATACCAAGACGTTCCATCGTTAGACTTCCAAGTTTCTACAATATGTGCAGTGCCCTGAAGATTAGGATTAGCTTGTACCTGACTAACAGCAGACATTACATTAGCAACGTCTACAGAACCTACATTAGTAGCAGTACCAAAAGCTACTACACATACAACCCAATCATGTGATTCTGGTCGAACTGTTGTGGAGTTACCATAGATTGAATTTATTTTAGATAACGATTGGTTCGCTACATATTGACCAGTATATATGTATGTGGGTCCACCTGTAACTGTATGATTAACCGCAGTAGTAGGAATAGGAAATGTGGCATCAGGTAATCCAGCCTCATAATATTTACCAGCATCACCAGAGGCAAGAGCTAATTTTTGATATGGAGCAAACTTAGGAGTACGAAAAGTTGTACTTCCGTCACCCTCTGAATACCAAGGACAGAAGCCATTGTTTGACTTAGCAATACTCTGCCACTCAGCTTCAGTCTTAGTCCAACCCTTAGACTTAATGTAAGCAAAGAAGTCAGCATAAAGAGTACGGTCGTAGGTACTACCGTTTAGAATAATGCAACCATCAGGAGCAGTAGGGAAAGGCCAAGCAAAGATGTGACCAAGGGGCAGACCAGCTTTATTAGAAGCTTCAACAGCTTTATCATAAGCAGCTTTAACTGCTTTAGATGTAGCAGCTACAAGTTCACTTGTACTGTTCGTAGCACTACTGAGTTGAACAATACCCTCAGCAGAAGTAGAGGCACTTACGACAGTGGTAGGAATACTAACATCAGCACTACCGTCGAAATCAACAGTACCAGTTACAGGACCTGTAAGAGTAATGCTTCGAGCAGTAGTAAGCTTATCAGCAGAAGCAGACTTAGCAGCAGCAGCTACTGCTTTATCGTAAGCAGTCTTTACAGCCTTCGGAGTAGCAGCAAGCACTTCACTGTTACTATTAACAGCACTGTTAAGCTGCACAATACCCTTAGTAGTAAACGAAGCATCCGGGGGAGTATGGGCTGCAATTTCACCTTCAAGCCTAGAGACTTCAGAAGTAAGCTTCTGATTAGTGGCAGTGTCCGCAGCTTCAAGGGTAGTAACCTCGGAAGTCAATCGAGTATCAACTGCAACGGCTTTGTCATAAGCGGTCTTTACTGCTTTAGGAGTAGCAGCAAGAGTTTCACTAATACTATCCACGGCACTGCTCAGCGTAGTGGTACCACGAACAGCAGTAGTAGCAGCCGGAGGAATGTTGTCAATAATCTTCTGGTCAAGACGAGCAACTTCAGAAGTACGAGTACTTACTTCGGAAGAAAGGTCAGCCTTAGATGGTACATCAAGATTAGTACGAGCATCAGCAGCAGTAGTAGCTCCCGTGCCACCACGGTTAATCTCAACCTTGGCAGGAAAGCCTTCTCCAAAGGTATCAAGAGTACCGGCGGTAAGTCTGTTCTCAACTACCGAACCAGCATTGAAGGTAGTAGCAGTAGTACCCTCCAGCCCACGTTCAACAGTAAGAACAGTCGCAGCACCGTTGACCTGTACCTTAGTGCACTTCATTATCTCCCAAGTACTAGAAGAAATGTCGTCAATGATAATAAGAAAGTAATCACCGGTAGCAGAAATGTTAGGCCAAACAAGACCTTGAGTGAGAGAGCGAACTTCAATAGTAGAGTCGTTCTCAGCTACCGGCTTAGTAAGCTGAGTGCTCACATTATTAGCAAATCTAATCTGTGCCATAGATGTTGTTACTCACTTTAAAATTTAGATGTAAGGGTCTTCTTCGATAACAATTCTGCCAATGTTCTTTCGTTCATTGTCGATGAGCAAAGAAAGAAGACGAATGATAAACTTACCTTCTCTTTGAATCCAGTAATCAACCTCAGGCATGTTGCTTTCACAGTTGATAGCACTAGCAATGATTTCTCGAAGATTCAAGAACCATTCAGGAATGTCGCTAATGCTGTCCATATTAGCCCACAAAGTACGCTGACGATAAGTACTACTGTCAGTAAAATTAGAAGTACTATCGAGATATAACTTCAAATAAGCTATTATCTTTGCGAAATCAAAGTTATAAGTAGACTCAGAAGCAATGCCACAGAGGAATCGAACAACTTTGTAAATACTATGCGGATTAAAACTAGATTCAGATTCGTAATTAACCTCAGGTTGATAGGTAACTACAAGGTCACACTTATAAGAATCTTCCGAGGCAATTACCACTTCAAACTTTTTAAATAGGTCAAGATAGACAACTGGAAGTTCATTGATGGCCTTACCAGCAAGAGGTTGGATTCGAGAAGGATTAAACTCTGTAGGGGTACCACTCATAAGAGTGGACCCACCGAGCAAAGAGGTAGCATCAGAAAGAGTGGTACCCACCATAACAAATATCCTTACAGATTAGGACAGAGTAGCAACAAGAGCACCAGCAGGAACCTTCACACTGTCACCATTATAGATGGTACGAGGATTCAGCAGCGGACCCCAAGCCAGAACATTACCACCAGAAGAAGCGTCAAGAATAGCAGTGTGGGTAATAGTACCCCAGTCGGCCTGCGCGATGGGAAACTCCATGTCCTGAACATTAGACACAGCACCAGCGGAAGCACCATTGAAACCGCCGGGAGTGTTGATGTTAATACGGGCATAAGAAGAAGCACTGTCATTCACTTCATCAGTGGAGCCAATCTGATTAGTCTCCAGACCTGCATCACTCTTGAACAGACCCAGATACAAACCGGGAATGGTGAAGGAGCCAGCGTTAAAAATAAAATCAAGAACTTTGTTTTCGGTATAATCACTAAAGCCAGCCATAACTAATAATACCTCTTTTCGTTATAAAATCCAACAGGGAGCATTGTTTTAGATTCTTGCAGCCAAGACTTAGCAGACTTGCTACGTGCCCTAGAGATACCTTCTCGAAAGGCTTTAGTGTAATGGCCAACAAGTTCAGGAAGAGCCCAGACCTTATCCTTCATAGCGTGCAACCTAGCAAGAGCACCAGCAGCAATTGTCTCAGCCCAATCGTTAAAAATAAACGTAGGACACTGTTTAGCGTCACGAGAAGGTTTAAGAGCTACATCAGCAGTAAGAGCATCCTTATATGTCTTAGTAGGAGTACCAACAAGACGTATAGTGTTATCACTTACCATAAAGTAATACTTCGGAAATTCATCCTTAAGGTCTTTCCAATTAGGAGCAAAGGACTCCAAAGTTTGCAAATCAGTAGGTTGTACTTCCTTACCATCAATAGAAACACGGTAAGGCATAACTACCTTAGCATTCGGCGGGGGAGCGAAGATATACAAATCGTAATCTTCAATCAGGTCATTCGTAATACTGTCCTGTTTCCACAGCAAAGTCTTTTCACAGAACTCGATACAAGCACTACGAATAGCACTGTTCACCATAGACACAGGACAACCCTGCACGCTAGGTAGCACATATTCATGAAATTTATCCCAAGTAACCATAGTTGTATCTGCACCTATAGTTCGAGATTCAAAGTTACTCATAGTCTCATAACGCACTCGGTCGTACCAACCAAGTACAAAATCTACAAATTCTCTGTTAATCATATAACCAGACAGACTAGAGTACCGAATCCCGTCGAGTGTAGTGATGGGTTTAACAAAGCAGATAGGTTTCTGATTGATGCAGAAGAAATCTACAGCATCTTTATTTCGTACTGGATAGTAGAGATTCTGCCTGTACTTACGGGGTACTATAAGGCTTTCTCCACCGTTCCAAGCAGTTTCACCGATGACTGCTTTACCAATTGTCGCGTTAATGTAACTCATGGCTACGCCCCCGTGGGAGCAACGTTAGCTCCATGAAGGTTCAACCCTTGAGTAGTCTTTTCAATAATGTGAGGATAGGTTTCAAGAGTAGACTTACCGTCAATCCCAAGCAACTGATAGAAATTATTAAGGTACTTATCAGCAATGGTACGGTCAAACTGAGAAGTGCTATCGGTGCTGTACAGAAGATACAGGAGATAGTTGATGATAGCATTCCGAAATTCATCAGAGATTTCCAATTCCATTTCAAGAATGTCTTCATAATCTTCCACCATAAGACTGTACTGAGGATGCTTGTAAGAATAACCTATCTCAACATAAATAGGAACAGACTCAGCTACTGGGGGATTAACCCAAAACTGCTTAGGAGACCGAACATCAAAAGCAAACTCGTCAATCTGAGTGTGTTCTTCAATGTTGTCGTACCAGTTGCTAAAGTAGTCCAAGTCTTTACGAGCTACCTGAAACACAGGTTTACCATCTGTGTACTCATCAGTCTCAGCAATCTTAAACTTGTTAGAATAAATATCTATCAAAGAGAAAGCTTCCTCCGGGAGACGCTGACGCGGACCCGGAGAAAGCTTCATTACATCTCGCTTCTCGTGAGCGTCAGGACGAGTGAGGATGAGCTGAAGGATAGCATCATCTAACAGTTGCAAGTATTGCTGCTGCTTGATTCGCAAGTAATTCTCATCGTGGTACAGAAGAAGAACTCTTTCAATAATATCTTTAACTCTCACGAGAATATATCCTTTTAGGCAGCAACAGTATCAGACTCGTTGCTTTCGACAGCAGGACCCAGAATAGTGTACGGATAAGTAGCAATGTACTTAGGACCGGAACCTTTCTGACCGGGAGTCTGAACCTGCTCAAACACAATGGTACGAGCACGGTCGATACACTCAGTCAGGAAGTATTTGGGAACCACTACTTCTTTTTCGTAAGGAGCCTGAAAGTTTTTATCATTGATAGAAGCAAAGACGTAAGGACCAGCACTGGGATTACCACTGCGATGGAAAATAACGCGCACCTTTTCGGAGGTGTCATTCTTAGCAGCGAGGTCGTCAAGTTCCAACAGGCGAGCAATGCACTCAGCACGAAGAATGTGACCATCCTGCGACAGAGGGGCAACCTGCCCCCGCTCACGCATTTCAGCAGCAAGGTCTGCGTCAGAAAACTTCTTGTAGTCAATCTTTTTAACAGCCATAGTAGATGTACCTTTCTTTCTAAATTAGAATTTCTTTAGTGGGAGGGAGCTCCCTTAAGTGGAAGCTCCCTTGTAAGAAGAATCTCTATGAAGACTACTTCTTGGTGACGGCCACTTCAGCGCGAACCATCCAAGCCTGATTCAGAATCAGAGCAGTCTGCATAGCCTTCCAGCCCACGTGACCACGCTGACCCAGCGGGTCGGAAGCGGAGGGAGCAGGGTTCACGATGATGGGGGTCACAGCCGAGGTACCCTTGAAGGGAATCAGACCGTAGGCATCCTTAGCGATAAACAGCACGGGATACACGTCAGCAGAAGCACCAGTGGTGGACAGAACTTCCACATTACCAACACCAGCTTTAGCACCACCGGCGTCCTTCCAAGGTTCCATCAGAGTAGTGAACAGGTAACGCACACACTCGACAGCACCGATTTCGTTTTCCATAGCAGGCACAGAACCATAGTCCTTCACATCCTGAAAATGGGTCATATCACGAATGTCGGATTCGCAGTCGGGATGACACACGGCCACAAAGCCGGGAGCCACGTTTTCAGTGTTGAAAGAGGGAGTGGAACGAATGATGCTGTTGATGTAACGAGCCTTCTGGTTCTTCAGCTTACGCACGATGCGACGCTGGAGGTCCAGAGTAATGGGAGTGTTCACAGCACTACGAGCAGCGCCATTAGCGTATTCCACGTTAGAACCGCCCAGCAGCACACCCATACGCATACGTTCAATCATTTCAGCAGCCTGCTCACCCACGACGGCAGCAGCGTTTTCCAGCACACGAGAGTCGTTGGTGTCCAGCAGCACGTCGGTCAGCGTCACCAGAGAACCATACTGGTCCAGAGTAGCGCTGATGTCGGTGGTGGTCAGGGCCTGAGAATCAGGCGTGACACCTTCCGTCAGCTTCGTAGGAGTAGCATCTAGAGCTTCGTAGCGACGGAACTTAGCGACCTTCGTGCTCTTTTCCGGCAGGGGGTAAGCCTGACCGAACTTCTCGAACACCAGATAGGGCAGCGCACGAGTGAGGAACTGGAAAATCGCATGAGCATTAAGCATAGTAGACAGGTTGCCACCAGTGGACTGACCATTGGCAACCACAGTACCCTTAGAAGTATTAACAGTACCAGCCATTGTAGTTGTTTCCTTTTTGTGAATGATGTAAGATTTTTAGTTTCTGCAAACAACTAACGACGTTCACGGAGATTCTTTTCGTAGTCACGTGCAAGAGCTTCGAAAGCTTCTTCCTCAGACTTGTACAAAGGTACCTCAGTCTGACGAACAATCGAAGGTTCCTGCGAGTTAGACGGAGTGTTCATCATGGCAAAAACCTTACGAGCAATCTCATCTTCTCGCACCTGCACGTTATTAGAATTGGAACGTCCATTAGTAGTGGAAGTAAAAGAAGAAGAACTCACGGAGGAGCTAGGGTTGCCCTGAGCCATCTTATACTGATTGATGAGGCTAATCACTTCATCAGCATTACCGTACTGCATAATGGTGTGAGCACCAGCACGCATCAGGGGGTCAAGGGTTTCAACCCAATTACGCAGTTGCTTGCTCTGCACGAGCTGAGCAGCATCCGGGTGAGCAGCAAGAATCTTGTTAGTAAACTGCTGAGCAGCCGACTGCTGGATGTGCTGCTGAATCGGGATGACTCGTTCGTTCAGAACATTTTCGAACTTCTGAGCAGTATGCTTAGAACGCTCTTCAATCATCTGATTCACCGCTTCTGCGATGTCAGGATAGATTTCAAAGAACTCTTTAACGGACTCACTCTGCTGTTCGGAGTGCGTATTTTCAGGAGCTTCGTGCTTAGTAGTATCAGACTCAGGAGAGTTAGTACTACGAGCTTTCAGTTCCTGATACTGTGCGGCAATCTGAGAAGCTCGACTAGCCCAAAGGTTAATCTCGTTCTCCTTTTCCCGCAACTGAGCTTGAAGCTGCTCGACGTTTACACTGTTGTCAGAGTTAAACACATTCGTGTCAGAGGTCTGCTGGCCAACAGGCTGACCGTTATTGTTAGTACCCTGATTAGCGTCAAGCTGGCTGTTGTTATCGTTTGTTACTTCACTATTACCACCGGTATTCTGCCCATTGTCAAAAGCAGAATCATTAGTCTTATCATTACTAAAGGTATCTTCTTTGGAGGTATTGGAATCCATCGGAAGGGTGTACGAACCAGTTTCCGTGTACTGCTTCTCAATATCCTTGAAGGCTTTATCCAACTGTTCATCCGGCGATGAGTTCATAACATCAGAAATAATATTCGTCAATTCAGACATATGTTTCTTTTCCTTAGGGGACACTAGGCCAAGTCCTAAGCTGTTCTTTTCGAATGTACGGGAGATATGTTAGTCTTGTTCGTCGAGGTCAATGTGCTCTCCGTCGAAAACAAACATGCCCGCTTTCGGTTCCAGAACGTCAAGTAGCTTTTGAATGACTCGGAGTTCTCCAATTATAATGTTTCTATCTTCTATAGTGTAATCTTGATTAGCTTGCTCAATCAACTTGTAGAAGTAAACCTTTCTATAATATCGAAGGTACTTACACAGATTCTTCTGAAGGTTACTGTCTACAGTTGCCTTGAGTGACTTTTCTATTTGTTTAGCTTTAGCAGCATTCATACATTACCGACCCTGAGGCATCATAGCCATCTGCTGAGCCTGCTGAGCTTGAGCCTGCATCTGCAAGGTAGCCTGCTGCTGTTGCTGAAGCTGACGCATAGAGTTAATAAGGGACTCAGGAGAGACACCTTCTTCACGAGCAGCTTCGATAATGTTGTACATGAAGTCCTGCTGAGCCTGCTGTTGAGCCTGCTGCTGCTGTTGCTGAGCCTGAATCTCTTTGTCAGACATAACAAACGTCTCACTCTTGAGGTCAAAGGCATCAGCAATATTTCGAATAATCTCAGGACGCTTGATGATGTTAGCATCCATAGGATTGTTCGTGATGTTAAGGAACTGAATCAGATACTGAGTGTACATTTCCTTAGCAATCAAAGAAGCACTACCACGGGCAACCACAGCATAGTCACCTTTAATATCTTCATCCGCATTGAACTGCATGTTCCAGTGATACATAGCTGTAATAAACGGAGTAGTGATACCATCATCAAAGTTCTTCACTTGGTCTTTAATAGCCATGTTAGCACTGCCCATCAGCATAGAAAGACCACTAGAAGTTCTACCAACTCCGTTAGAAGTATCACCCCACATGTACCGAGGAATAGTGGTGATTTCATCACTATAACTCGCGAACATGTTCAGCATACGTTCAAATTCGGTAGTAAACGAAGGATACTGGAGCTGACGAATACAAGGGTTAGCAGCGTCAGCACCCTGTCCAGTACGCAGCCAAACCTTGAAAGGATAGATTTCCCGAGGGTCTTCGTCTTCGGAAAGAAGGTCTTCATTCACTTCAATCTGAGGACCGGCACTGATAGCAGCGTTGTCCAGCATAGCACGGAAAGCACTGTTAGTCAGTTCCTGCATATCCTTCATAATAGAAGGAATACCTTCACCAAAGATAGAAGTCTCATCCTTGTCATAGTAATAAACGTAGTAAGGCCAACGAATACCCTCAAGAGGATGAAGGATGGCCTTGATAACTTTGTCACCAAGAACCCAAACATTAGCCGGGATGTCAACCATACCCTTCTTGTTTTCAGGAATTACAACTCCCCAAGACTCAAGAAGCTTGGCATCAACGTAACCCCAGAACTCAAGAAGTTCGTACTTACGACTCTTAGCTTCAAAACCGTCGCTGTCTGCAATGACATCGCCCATAGTCTGAAGCTGAATCTCGTAATCTTTCTTGTCGTAGCAACCTTCAGGATGATTGACTACGTACTTACGAATGACATCACCGGAGAAGTCGCTACGTTTAGCAAGAGCAAGCAAGTCATGCTTGTTCATCTTACGACGCTGCACAATGTAGCGACAGTCATGGAAGTTCGTAGCTTCCATGTCAGGATAGATGTCCCAAATGCTGACGTATTCAGCAAAAGGAATCACCTTATTGTAGTCTTTAAGCAGCCAACGTTCACCGTTATTTTCGTCAATGTGCTTGTAGTACTGCTTATTTTCAGTAATAGCAACAAGAGGACCCTTAAGGATACCAGTACCGTACACGTTACCACTGTGAATCACGTTCTTCATGATGTCACGGTAGCGAAGTTCGATGAGCTGGTCAGAAATAACCTTAGACATCTTCTTAGCTTGCTTAGAAGCTTCCTGCTGAATCAACATATCAAGCTTTTCAGGAGTAATCTGCTCGTTAGCTTCCTGCTGATAGAGCTGAATGATAGCTTGTTTACGCTTGTCACTCATCTCCGGCAGGGGAGTGGGGGTAATTTCCCAGTTCTTATCCCCATTAGCAGGGAACAGCAGGTCAGCAAGCCGAGAGTCAACGGTTTTAACCTTGGTACGGGTCACACGAACGAAAGCTTTCGAACGATTAGGACTGATATTCTGGTAAACACTAGCATCATAGATGCCTTTATAGCGTTTCAGGTCATCAATCCAGTGCAGTTCGATAAGTTTACGAGCTGCTTCGGAAGATTCGTAGCAGTCTTTCACGAATTTCGCAAGACTGTCCACGTACTTCACGTAATTTTTACTATTTTCTTTAGTGGAACTGTCCACAGTCAGAGGTTTCGCCAGTTTTTCCAGCTCATCCCGTTCCTGTTGGGCCTGTTCCAGTGCTTTCACGGCCTGTTCCAGCTCCTTTTCCGCTTCATCAGCGGCATCTTTAGCTGTAACTGGACCGTTATCTACAGGAAAAGCAAAGAAATTATCAGGCATGAGAGTTAATAACCTCCGATTGCACTAGCTACACGGTAAGTTTTACGAGTAGAATTGAAATTTTTCTTAGGTTTAACGTGTGCGTACTCTAAACAAGCGTACTGAAGGGCATCGTGTACATGAGAAAACTCATTCTTCATAGGTTTTTCCTTGTACACTCTACCATCAACGCTCTTTTTTTCTTCGTACTTGTACCCTGAGATGAAACCTTTACGCAAAATCTTACAGTTCGGAGTCAACTTGAACTTATTTTTCAACCTAAGAAAGTGAATTACAGACTCACGACGGTCAGTTGCGTTGTTAGTTCGAGCTAAGGTGATAGGAAGACCAGCTTCTTTCAGGATTTCATAGCCCGCTTTAGCGTCATTCATGCTTCGCTGAGCAGCAGCAGGGTCAATTACACACGAGAAATTGTTACGAATCCACGGATACTTGGAATAGATACGTGGCCAAAGTAGTTCTTCAGCAAATTCTTTGAGAGAACAGTCAACAGTTGTAATCTCATCGAACACAACTAGTGTACCATCTGCATCCATAAAGGTAAGAGCAGCAGCAGGAGAGAGACCTTGGTCAATACCTATGATGACATGACTACCCATCGGAGGCACAATTGCATCTTCAGAGTAGTGCACTTGGTCATCATAATCCTTGTACACAGGCTTACCACTCTTTCGTTCACCATATTGATTGAGAATGTCAGTAAGAACTGATTCTCGCGAAGACACAGCTACAATGTTCGGATAGTAGTTAGCGTCAAGGTTCTCAATGTTCTCTGCATCAGGGTTAAGTCTGAACTGCCCCGGGGCATATTCAATCATAGCAGGAGGTTGTTTATAGAAAGAACAACCTTCTGGTTTTGTTTCTTCTGCCCAGCGATAAAGCCAATGGTCAGTGGATACAGCGTTGTAGTCAAGAAGAATACAAGGATGTACCGCACCACCACTTCTCATAGAAGGATAACGATTGGTACGTTGCATCAGGATAGTCATGATGTACTCAGGAACTTCGTGAGCTTCATTTACCCAAGCTCCAGTAAATTCCCAAGAACGAAGACGTTCTGCTGCTTGTTCATCTTCGATAGCGATAAACATGATTTCCATGTCTATCGAAGTTCCATCATCAAGGTCATATTTAATTCGACCAGTAATGGGAGTTGTGTACACAAGACGAATCTTATCTTTGAACCATTCAATCCAAGTCTTAATAGTAGAACTTCGAAGCTGAGGATATGTAGCTCGGATTACAGCGTACCGAGAGTGTCGCACACCGTTCTTGTCAGGACGTTGCTGCATGGCGTTAAAGAATAACTGGAACACCATGCCAGAACTTTTACCTGAACCCACAGGACCCATAACACCGATGACCCGGGAGGTGTCCTGATGTACCTTCATGAATGTAGGAGATACTTTATAGTCGATTTCCAAAGTACTTCTCCTATTACCTAAAGGTGTCTACAGTCCTACCAGTTTCGTTACAAAGATAAGCAGTACCTGTGAATGCAAGGTGCAAAGTCTCACCGTCATTTCGAGTGATATTAAGAGTGTTCAAATACCACTCGTTGTCCGTAGGTCCTTTTGAAGAGCATCCGGTATTATTTTTAAGGTACTCATCATTTGTATAAATACAAAAGTCTACATCTGATGCATAATCAACATCAGCTTCTATGAAGCACACCGGACTGTCTTTAATAAAGTAAACTTTACTCTGAAGGTGAGAAGTAAAATCTACAGTCTTAACATCTAGTACAGTCAAGTACTGAAGTGGACCGTAACAAATTTTAACAAACATAGTATCTATCTTCCTTGTACAAAGTTACTTGGTAGAAGGAATCGTTGCCGAAGGTATCACATTGATAGAGATAACTTCACCAGCATTGGGATTAGTGTCAACAGCACGAATCTTCGGAAGATAGTACTGCACCAGTTCCATGTTAATCTTAGTCTTAAGCTCAGGAGAGGTCTTAGCACTACGGGCAGTTTTAACAAGTTCGGAGATAGGGTCGTACCCAAACTCTACTGCAAGACGACGAACAAGCTGGTCACCAGCCGTTTCACCCCGACCAGTGGGGGCTTTCTTTGCAGAAAGCATAGAAGGTTTCTTGAACGTGTCTTTGAGCTGCTGCTTAGCTTCGACAAAAACATCTTCTCCAGAGACGTGGATGTTCGTCAGTCGTTTCATAAGTATAGCTTTTATGTTTTATTTGACAATGTATAAATAGTGATTATACACTAGTTAATTGTGACGAAGGTCACTTAAATTACCTAAATGATAGTGTAAAAATTTTCTAGCTTCTTCGTGAGAGAGGCTGTAGTGCTCACTAAGATGCTTAGATATACGTTCAATTTCTTCATCATGAAATTTAAGACGTTCTTGCATCTGGAGTTCTCGCAGCTCGTGTTCTTTGAACCTAGCACCTACTCTGAGGGTAAAGCATAATATGTGTCCTGCTAGGAGTGCGATACTTGAAATGACACCGATAGCCTCAGGAGAAAGCAACGAAAGAAGTGCTTCAACAGTGGTGGCAGGCATAACCGGGTATTTACTAATGACTGCTAGGGCAGTCAATAAAGTTAAAATTTAAATAGAGAGATTTAACGAATGAACAAAAAAGATTACAAGATAGACACAAAACCATATGTGTCCAAAATTCCTTTTAAACAGGTTCGAAAAGCTAGACCGTCCTATAATTATAGATATAAGTGGGTCTTACAGAAAGATAAGGAAATTAACTCTCCTTATACTTTTACTAACTTAGTTCGAAGATTAACTAAGTACTTTTCTCTTCCACAAAAGGAATTGATTAGATTCTCTAACTGTCTATTCCATGAAATTCTTTCTGTTCTCCGAGAAGGATACTCTATTGGTATTCCTTACTTCGGAACTTTCTATGGAAATTACTTTACTACTAAGCACTTCTTTAATATCGGATTGAATCAGTATAATAACAATCCTAAGATTGTACAGAGATGTTACCCCGCCTTTTGGCCTACGCCTTATGCTGTAGCTGTGTGCTCTCCGAAGAATGCTTACTATAGACCTTTAAGGTTTCTTAGTAAACAAACTAGAAACATTCCCAAAGCGTGGGGTTTGATGGATTGGCACAAAGCTCAACAAAGATACGTGCACAGAAGTCTGATGTGTAGAGATAATCCTTACACCTTAAGTGGTGTCTTCGAAAGTTACAGATTAAAAGAAAGCTGTGGTGTGCACTACCCATCTGATACTGACGAAGAAGAAATTAAAGATTTACTTCGAGACTTTAAAGATGAAGTCTATAAGAAAGCTAAAAGAGTTTGCAAAAGACTTACTCGAAAAGATTTCTTTGCTAAGGGTAAACATCTTTATTCGTACTATAATTACCTGCCCGGGAAGTACTTTGTTGGTATGAAGAACAACTTTGAGTGTAGTCCTTCGAATAAGCGCTTATCTGCTTGGGACATTGTGCACAAAGAAAATTTGGATACTGACTTAAGTACTAGCCACTTACCGGAGAAAGCACCTAGTGATTTTAAATACGGTAATGTTGAACAGGAGTTTACACCTGAAGCTACTGGATTTTCGGATAACTTATTCGAGGATACAAAGGAGGGCGGTGGGATATAACTAATAGTACTTATAGTTACCTTTAAAGATTTGTCAAGTATTTTAATTAAATTTATTTAATAAATTATTTAAAATATATTTAAAATAATCTTAAAAGAAAGAATTAGGATTAACTTATGTACTATTTAAGGGAGTCTCTTAAAGACTCCCTTAAATGTTTAATAAGGTATAACTAAGGTAAAGCCATTAAAGTTATATTTAAATAAATTAAAATACATTAAATAACTTTAAATAAACTCCTCATTCTCGAAGTACCTATAGTACCATGTCCGAAGTGACACCAGAATTTCCCCCGGTTAGCCCCGGGGTATTTTTATATATTTTATATTTATATTTTTATATATTTGTATTTGTATATTTTTATATTTTTGTATATTTATATTTTTATATTTGTATATTTTTGTATGCGAAGATGGGTCTCTCTTCCTGCGCGTGGGCCTGCGCGTGTCCATCGGGGTGGTGGGAAGTCCCCCTCCCCCAGCAATATCGAATTTCAATTTCAATGCTACGAATAATCATTACCATTAACCTTAATGGTAATAGTTCTTATTAGTATTGAAACTGAATTTCAAACTCAATGGTAATGATATTCATTCCTGATAGTCCAGCGGGAACCGGGAAAGAACTGTAGTTCTACTGCAATTTGACTGCATAATGACTGCTATTTGATTGTTATTGTACTGATATAAGACTGCATGATGACTGTATATGTTCTTTTGTGTGTATAGTGTAAAAAATGACCAAAAAAAT